CTTTTAATGCAAGTCTATTACGGATGGCAAATCCCATGTTATCTAGAGTTTTTACCGAGTCTCTAAAAAATTCAACTTGATTTTCTAAGTGAGACAATATCATATTTTCATCGGCTAGATCAGTTTCGATAAACTTCTCTTTTTGCTTTTCACCGAGCTTGTAATCATATTCATAATATCTAATATAGGCTTCTCTATATCTGACATTAACTTTATTTCTTTGTTCTTTAATCTTCATATTTAAATATGATATTTGTTCGACCAAAGATTGTCTTGAAGAAAGTACCTCTGCGATAGTTCCTTCTAATTCATTTAAACGTCTAAGACTTTGTGCAAGTTCTTTGATGTTGTTAGTCCATTCTATTCGTTGGCTACTTAATTTTTTATCAAGCGCTAATATTACTTCTTTGCTCATATTTAAAATAATGATTTTTTGTTAGGATTAGGCTTAATAAATTTTGTAATAACTTGTTTCTTTTTAAATTTAGGTTCTGGCATTTTAATATCTGGAGAATTGACACTAAGATCTAATGGTGAGAAATCTATTAAGAGTTTCATACCTTTAAATCTATCACTGTCTTTTTGAAAGTCATCCAAATTATCTTCAACCATACTACTAATATCTGCTATACGTACCATAAATCTAATTGACTTGATGTAAAATATTGATCGATCTTTTTATGAGCATCGATTTTAAGCTCAAAACATTTCAATATTAAGTCATTTAGATCTTTAATATTATATGTATCCAGCTTATTTTCCTTAAGAAATTTAGACCACATAAATACGGATCTGCCTCTTTTAAGTTTTTCAGCCATTTTCTTTTTACCTGTTGCATCATTATCGAACATATATCTAACAGTTGGTATCTCATCGAAATCTTCTGTTGATCTACCTGCAGTTGCAAGAGCTAATGAATTATTCATAAACTTTGCATCTAATGGTCCTTCAAATAATGTGATTGTTCTTTGAAAATTTAATTGCATAATACCAAACAAAGTTGATATTTTTGTAAGTGCATTTAACTCTTCATTGGTCATTTCTAACGGTTTACCCATTTCCTCATATAGTTTAGGTAGATCATACGTTAAGTATCTTTGACCATATCCTTTCATTCTACGAGTCTGAGCTCCTATAATTTTACCATCTGTACTAAAGTTTAGAATCCACAAACGATGTTCTTTCTCTGAATATAAAAAATCATCTACTCTATTATGTAGAAGTCTTGCTTTTAATTGAAACCAAATCCAGTCACCTGGAACTATTGGTTTTGCCCTAAAATGTTTTTTAAATTCATCAACCTCAATCGCAAGATTATGAACAGTTTCTAAAGCTTGGTGTTTTAGAACCGATTCAGGATTAACTTGTATTTTGTTTTGTTGAATATAATCGATAACTGCGAACGAGTCATCTGAATTATCCATCTTTACTTCGTGATCTTTTAGAAAAGTATAAACATTAGTATGATGGCTACAATTATAACAGTGATATTGTAGTGTATCCCAGAAAATGTTACCTCTTTTTTTGGTATCATCAGTATGAGAATCACCACAATAAGGACATGCAAGGGTTATTCGCCCATGCATGTCTTTAAGTAGTTTCTTATTAGGTTCAGGATGTTTTTGAGATACTACTTGTTTAAGTGAATATCTTATTTTATCCTTTAACTCTTCAGATAGGTTTATGTTAGATGTCGAGGTCATTCAAAAAAGAATCTAAGTCATCGTCATTTGATACATTTGATGTTGATTCTGTTTTTGCTTTCGCTGGAGCTTCCATTTCAGCTACAGAGCTTGTACTTTTAGTAGCTTTCTTAGGAGCACTTGAAGTCATCTCACCGATTGAATCACCTGGGTTTAAATACATTCTCAATACATCATTTACAAATGATCGAGTTTCTTCGTCCCATGCTTGATAATCGTAACTTTTTAATGAAGGAGCTGTGTCTAATTCTGCTTTGATAGTAGTCATCGTCTCTTTATTACGCTCTGCTGGTGCATCGCCCATAATGATAGCTGATTTACTAGCTGAGAATTTAGATTTGTCGTAGTTATTGAAGTCACCTTGACGTGTGATAATCAATTCAAAGTTCTTACCTTCGAAAAGGTCGAATACTTGTGTTGGTTCACCAAAGTCTGGTTTCAATTCTGCGTCGATTTTCTCTTTGATTTTGTAACCAAATTTGAAGACTTTGTATTGTCCTTCTAATTCTGGGTTTTGTGGATCTTTAATGATCTTGATCAAAGCATAATACTGTTGACGTCTTTTCAATTTCTCTGATGCCTTACGGTCAACAGCTGAATCTGATTTACGTAGTTTCCAAAATACATCTGCAATAGGACACTTTTCACCAATAGTAGATGGACTATCAACTAGTTTACCATCACCACTTGAATTTGTCATCCAGTGCACATATTTTTGAATTAGGGAATTACGAGGGTTTTCAGGGTTTGGAACAAATCGCACTAATGCTTTGTAAGTTCCGTCTTTACCATCGTCTGCGGTTGGTTTGTACACTTCGTTTGAAGAAGTACTTGTTGTTACTTGGTGCGTTTCTACGTCTTCTACACCTAAGTTAAAAATGTCAAATGAATCACTCATACCTTTAAATTGTTTAGTTTGTTTAAATTATTAAATTGTTTATCTTGAAATTGCTTTCAATACTTATAATCGTATACTCTAAAAAGTTTCAACTTCAGGAAAAGGAAATGTTAATATAGAATTTTCGTCTTCACTCCAACAAGTATCCGTAAGCTTAAGTAGCCCTGACTTGTGTAATAATGCTTCACGCTCTTCATTTGAGAGCTGACCATTTACAACCATTTTGTGTAGGATTGTGTTTAGTCGGATGAAATCGATTGTAACTAACTGTGCCATTTCTTTTGCCTTATGTTACTACTTTAATAGTATACTTATTATATATCTAAGTTTAGTTTTGTTTCATGGAGAACTATTTTTATTTTTTTTTAAATAAAATGAAACAGTTTTACGCAACTAGCATATAAAATATGTCTTTACGCCAGAGGAAAGATTAGGTGTTTGGGGTTGCAACGAACGCAACGAGAAAATAAGCATCGACTAGGTCGTCTAAAGGCTTCGGGATCTTCTTTCCAACTTCAAGGTCTTTAACGATTTTCCACAAAGGGCTTTTAGCCAAGATTGGGTCTTCGTTCACGTTTCGTTGAAAGCAATCAAACAATTGAAGCTTATTCATATTACCCTTACCAGCAAACTTCTTAATAGTGGTTGGAGCCACAGTTTTAATGTCATCGGGATTAAGAGTCTTTAAAAGTTTTAGTTTTAGGATTGCAGCACCTGCAGCCATGTCAATCATGTTGTTAGTTCCACCGTTAGAACCATAAGAAGTTCCTTCAAAGGCAATTATAAACCCATCACCATCAAAACTATTTTGTAAGACAAGGTTTATTATGTCATCTGCCATTTTATCATAACGCTTAACTTTGAGAAGTTCTGCACTTGAAAATGATTCGGTGTTTGTAAAGTCAGGTTGATTAATAAGAGTAACATCACTTAAAAGAGATAACTCTTCTTGAAGTTTTTGTTCTGCTTTAGTGCCTGTACCAGGCTTCATGTAACTAATAAAATGATATTTCTTACTCTTATCATTGTATATGCAAATTCCTGGGGAATTCAAAGAAAAGTCTACTGCTAAAAAATTCATTTATATTCTATTACCAAGACTTGCACCTAAAGCGGCACCAACTAGTCTTGAGGTTAATAAATCATAGAAAATACCCTTTTCGATACCAAGTACTTTAGCTATCATCATACCTACTGATTTACCTAAAGCAAATCCAGTAATTCCACCAATAATAGAACCAAAGAAACCTTCATTTGTAATTTCTTCATTAAGTTTTTCAATATCATATGTACCATCGGGTCTTTGATATTCTAAAGCAAATGATTCCAAAGCCGCGTTGATTTTAGCTTCTAATTCTGGGGTCCACTCTTCTTGTAAACCTTCATTAATAAGTTTCATCTCTTTTTCAGTAGCTGAGTTTTCAAGCAAGTAAGTATTAAATGTTTTCATATGTTATATATCTGATATTTATTCGACCTCTAATCTGAGGTTTAGTTTATTATAGAAGAACGTAACTTCAAATGTGCTAAAAGATGCAGTGTTCTCTGCAAAATTCAAACTTAATTCATTAATAGAATTCATAATACAATCAGTGAATTCCATATATGCAACAGATGCACCTTCGGCATCAAGTATTCTCAAATTTAATGGATCAATATAAGCTTGTTTAGTTGATCGTGCATAATAATACAATAGAGTATCCATCATAATCCAGTAATTAATAAAACCGTCTAGCAACTGCATAGTCACTGTAAATTCTCTATTAATTGTATTTTGAATTGGCATTGCACCTCTATGGTATCTCTTAGTTCCATCATTATCTTCTTGTGTAACTGGATCAAATGAAATTCCAGGAATATTAATACCTTGAATACTATAATTTACAAAATCAACAGGTTCTGATAATAAACCACCAGGAACCTTGTTAAGATATTTTTTATACTTATCTGATACTTCAGCAGGTATAAATCCTCTGGGAAATCTAAAATCAAAACCATTATTTCTACTATTAAGAACCATAATTAAATCATAAATTTACCAGACAAAATCATATTTTCGTCTATTCCGTTATTAACACTAATATAAAATGTATTGTTTTTCATACCTCTTATAGTATTTGCATTAGCTTCACTAATTTTAAATAGTAATTCACCTTCACCCATATTAATGTCTTTATTAGAAACATGATTGAATTTTAGTTTTTGATTTCCATCACTGAATGTCATTACAACATTTTCAGTATTAGCAAAAGATATAAATTCTATATCGTCTTCTTTTCTTTTGGCAACAACGAATTTGTAATAAGATGTAAAAGGTGGAACTTTAATAAGTAATTCGCCTTCAGTTTTAAAACTAGAAGTATCAACTTCATTAATATTTTGTGTCATTATGTTTTCATTACTAGTATCGAATCTAACAGTGGCACTAGTAGCAATTACATTATGTCTCTCTACAAATGCAGGTACATATTTAACACTTCTTGGTAAATTATCAGTAAATATACCAGCAATAATTTTATTAGATGCTAATTGAGGCAACACATTATAAACTTCAGTTAATTGATTTGGTGAATCAATTTTAAGTTTTTGTAATCTTTTACCATATTTTGCAGCTTGATCAATTGACAAACTTGCACGTTTTACAATCTGTGTATTATCAGTTTGATTCCATATTCTCATAGTTACATCAATTGAGAAACTAGAAGCTATATTACTATTAATAATAACAGGTCTAAAAACAATCGGTGTATTAAAATCTTCGTACTGTGTATAAGTTGTTTGGAATGTTTTAACTTCTGAAGTTCCTATACTTTCAAAAACATCAACGTCAAACATTACAATAATATCATCAGATGTTTTAGTGATTTGATTTAGAATATAAGCTTCGAATGCTCCAATTGAATTGTCCTTTTCACCATATATTCTAAAATAATCTCCATCAGTTGCATCTTCAACCACTACTGTAAAATCTTGAAACTCGTCTTCTCTCGAAATAGTAAACTTATTTTCTTCTGCGGTTGTAAAATAATCAAAACCATTAAAAGTTTCTAGATTATTTATTAACTTAAATGTAAGTTCATAGTTTGCACTAGGATGTAAATCACTAGAATCTAATGTACCATCTCCATAAAATAAATCGTTAAACTCACTATTCTGATTTATTAATGTAGGTATTTTTATATCAATAAATTTACTATATAAAGTCTCTCCTAAAATGAATGGCTTAGGGTTTGCATATTCATAATTACTAGTATTTAAATAAACTAATTGCGTTAAGTAATTTCTTATACCTGTTTCTCTTTTTGCAGCTACTTGAAATAAGAATCCTTCATAACCTCTTGCAGAAAAACTATAACCACTTCTTAAGTGTAGTCTAATACTATCGTATTTTATAAAATTAATATTAGCAGTAGCATCAGTTTGGTAATTTAAAAGATCTGTCTCATTTCCTCCAGCCCAATCTACATTATTATTAATATAATTATGCATCTCATAATCTCCAGTAGAATCATATCCTAATAAAGCATATTTAGTTGCAGTAGCATCGGTCTGTACAGCGTGGTATCTACCGATAGTTTGATTAATATCATTTCCTGTATTTTCATCAGGATTTGCAAATAAAGGATTAGCTCTTGCGTCAACGATTATCTTTCCACCCTTTAAACCTTCATATGAATAATCAACTGTACCGTTTTGTGTAGGAGTAAATTGACCAATTTCAGTTGCACTAGAATATGAATAAATTCCAAGTGTACCACTTATGGCAAATAAACTAGGATTTACTAATTGACTTAAATTAAATTTGTAGGTTTTACCGTTTTGTAGTAAAAGAGTTCTAGCTGCAAAATTTTCAACTGACAAATAACCATTGGTTTCTGTAACATCAAAGTTTACAACAGCACTACCTAACTCACTAATCAAATGTCTTTGACTGAAAGGATCACCCTTAATTGTATCTAAGAATTTTACCTCGCTACCATTTTCATCAACCTCTATTTGGTATTTAGAAGGATTACTTTGATCGTGGTAAATAAACTCTAATAAAATGTCTGAGTCTAAGTAAAAATATCTTGATGATTGTGCCATTATTTATATTATTTTAAAATCTTAACCACTTTGGTGAGTAGTAGAGTCCAAGGCCTATTGATGGACCAGTACTTATTATTTGATTATTATTTAAATTTATTCCATATCCTAAACCAATACCGATTGCAAAACCACCTTTTTTAACAGGCTTTTGATTTAATTTAGTATTAATTAGGTTTATATTTTCTATATTGTCAAACGTTAAACCAGGGTAAGAAGTTGAAATTTTTAATTGATCAGCTCCATCAACATTTTCTATAGCAGCCATTAAATTAATCTTATGGTTTATAGAGAATGTAGCATCACTGTATTTAAAATCTGTACCATTTTTTGTGATTAGCATTTCTCCTGAAAGATCTCTAGAATTACCTTTTCCAAAATCATCAAATTTACTAAACTTAATCTTAGTATTTATCGAGTCTATTTTAGTAGTACTAGTACCAGCTACAAACGTGTCTTTTATTTTTAAATCAGCAGTCAATAAAGTATTCACCTTATTTAAATTTCTATTTAAATTTAAAGCATCTTTATATTTTTCAATTAGTTCTTTTTGATCTCCCTTTAAATCATTAAGATCAAATTCATAACTTCTTTTTTCAGCAATCAAATTACCATTCTTAGCAACTACAATTCTTACTGAATCTTTAGAAGCCAAATAATTATTAAAGTTTCTTTGAGAATCTTTTTCAGTCATCTCAACTTTAGCTTTTAAATTGTCTATTTGATTGCACTGTTTTAAAAACAATAAAACAAAAAGAGCACCGGCTACAAAAATAACCAGGCTCTTATTTGAAAAAAATTGTTTTATGTTTTCTTTAATTTCCATTTGTTTAAAATTTATTATCTTATTGTTTCGCCAGTACCACCACCGGAACCGTCATCAAAACCCTTTTCCAGTTCGTTTACTAAGTTATGTACTAATATACCATTTGCAAAGTAAACATCTTCAGTTTCTACATTAAAACTCCAAGTTGAGAATGGAACTTCTGTTTCTATAAATGACTTAGCACTAATTAAAATCCATTGATTATTTTCGTTTAACATAGATTCACCTATAGAAGCATCTCTAGCTATTTTCCAAGAAACTACATTGTTTATATCTTTGATCAATATAGGATGTTCGTACGTTATCTTAAGAGCTCCATTATTAAAGTCATAGTAAGATGTATATGTATCAGCCATCACTTTGATTACTTGAACCGATGTAAATTCACCTATAAAGTTATCTATATGAGAAGACCAATTTTTATATGCTTCTTCATCATAATTATATCCATCTACATTAAATGATAATAATTGATCGCCTACTTGAATGTTTTCAACAGCCTTAGTTTCACCAGTTGCCATCGTAATCATTTCTCCAGCAATGTGACATCCACCGCCTCCACCGCCTCCACCGCCAGTATATGGTGGTGTTGTTGGACTAGGCATTGCTGTTGCTGTTGGCGATACAAATCTAATTCCACCATCTGCCTGAATTATATAGCCAGGAATAGAAGCTGTTACACTACTACTTAATGGATGTGCAATTTTAAAGTCTGGTGACATTGAAAAACTAGAAGGTGGATCACCAGCTGACATTAAACTATACAATCTAATTGTACCAACACCACCAGTAGGTCCTGATCTATTAGTCCAACTTATTCTACTATCTTTTTCTACCAATGTAGGCGGAGTTGTAGCACCTGTAATATTATAAACTAAATCAACATAAGAACCTGCTCCATTATTAAAATCATCAATTGTATAACTGGAGTCAACAAAAGATAGAGCGTAACCTGCACCCGCTGGTGAAGTTGCCGTTGGCGTTGGTGGAATTGGTGTTGCAGTTGGCACAATTGGTGTTGCAGTTGGTCCAGCACCTGAACCCGAAGTTGGTGTTGGTGTTGGTGTTGCACTCGCACCGTTTTGAGAAACTGCAATTGTGTCAACCGTAGTTGTATTAGCATGTCTAACTGTCAGTGTAGCATTTCTAGCTACGCCGCTATTAGCTGCAAGTGTTATAGTCCAATCATTAGATGTACCTATTCTAGTAATAGTGATCCAACTCGGTGGGGTATCCCAAGAGTAACTAGTACTCAATGGTGTTATATTTACCGTTCTTATGTAATCGTTAGCTGCCATTATTTATGTTTTTATATTTATTTTAATTTTATTTTAGTTTAATATTATGAAGGTGATCCACCTCCACCTCCACCGCAATCTGGATATGTGAATTGATATACATTAGATATAACATCAGTTAAACCACTTCTAGTTTCAACAACTCTAAAGTAATATGTATTACCACATGCACCAAAAATATTTACTGAACGAGGTGATGAACATCCCGATGTAGCACCTGTCCACGGTCCAGTTGGATTAGAACCATATTGAACTGTAACTGCCGAGCAATTAACAGTATCACTTAAGTTGAAAACAACGCTAGCAGTATCATCAACAACATGTACCACATTAGTTATTGTTGCAGTTGCAGCTGGGATAGGGGTTGCAGTCGGAGCTGGAACTGGTGTAGCAGTTGGCACAACTGGTGTTGCAGTTGGCGTTGCAGCACTTACTAATGATATATTCCAAACTACCATAACATTCGAATCTAACGGATGTTTAACTGTTACGTTCCAAGTTTTACCAACAACATCAACGCTTGTCACAACTTTTATTCTATTACTAGAAGGTTCAGGAGTGATAGTTAATCCAGGAGTATTAACAAATACGTTAGAAGATCCTGGATCAGATGATGTAGGTGCAATTGTATAATTTAAATACAGCGTTGTTGGAATATTATAAGTTGCTGTAAGTGAAGTAGATCCAACTGCACTTAATGTTGCGCTTACTGCAGAATATGGTGATCCATCAGCATTAGCATTTATATCTCCACCTGTAATTTCAATTGTATCAGTTGCTGGAGATCCATCAGCATTAGCATTTATATCTCCACCCGAAATACCGATGCTGTCACCAACAGGTGTTCCACAATCAGTACATAATTCTCTCCATTCAGGAGTTCCACCATTATTATAATAAGCTTCAACAATATCTAAATCGGTATTAAATCTAATCATGCCTAATTGAGGTACAGAAGGTCTTTGACCTGTAGTACCAGCAGGCAATCTTAAATAACCCTTAAATTCAGCATTCATGTCTACATCTAAAATTCCAAAACCAGTGCTACTGAGTTTGATATTTGTATTACCAATTGACTTTAAATTCATTCCAACACCACTGGCTGAAAATGCATAATTATTTGCTAGGAATGTAATTTTATCTGTAGTAGCTCCAAACTCTATATTTGAACTACCAAATGCATTTTGCCAATTAAATTTAGAAAATATACCATCAGCATTACTTGTCATTACAAGCGCTTTATCGATAGCATGATATAATTTAATATAATTTTCAAAGGTAGTATCTTTGGCAATTGATAATCTAGCATTAGTAGAAATATCACCATCAGTTACATCTTCAACAAAATCATCATCACCTAACCAAATAATAGGCATATTTGAATCTGATCCAATTTTAGGTTTTAAAATACTAACTTCATTTTGACCATCATTATTTGTATCGACATTAACTTTGTACCATGGACTATCAGTAGCTCCGGAAACACCTTTTAAACCAATAGGTCCTGTTTCACCTTTTTGACCTTTTTGACCAGTAGTTCCTTGTAGACCTTGATCACCTTTTTGACCTTTTGGTCCAATTGGCCCACCACCATTCGCTAAAATTTGATCAAAGTTATAATTGATTTTCTCAAACTTTATAGAGTCCGAATCGCTTGGGTGTAATATCTCTTGAATGTTAATTGCCATTTTATGACTTTATTTTTATCATAGGTTTAATGTCGTAAGAATATCCTAATCTTTTATTATATATCAACCTAAAATTCATAGGCGTTTGCTTATGAGGTTTATAAGTGAAATTATTATCAGGGGAAAATCCTCCATCACCAATTAAATTAATATCATTAGAACTAACTATACTTGATGCAGCCCCTTTGAATCTTTTAGTGTACAGTTTTACAGAATCAACAACAAACTGTTCGATGATATTTTTACTTATATAAAAATCAGCATCATCAGACAATGTTGTTTTATCACCTGCTGAATTTTGAACACTTACATAGTTTTGAATTCCAGTTAATACTCCGTCTTCTTTTAATAATCTAGTAGTAATATCAGTAATATAAAAATCAGCAACAATTTCATTCTCATCTTCGAACATTAACACTTCTGCCTCATTTATAGAGTTACTTAATATTTCATCTAACTTTTCTTTGCTATTTATAGACTGATATTTAAACGAAATAAGATCGTAATTATCTTTAACCTTCATTACTGTAGATGCAAGATAAGATCTTTCTTCAGTGTTATCTAATGTTCCAGGAATGTCTTCTGATTTTCCACCAGAAAAAGCTCTTGTATAATAACCAGCATCCCATGAAGATCTAAATACGTTTACATCTTTTTTAGAAATAGCAACTTCATCAATTAATGGGTACAACGGAAGTTTATCAGATGACTCCGAAAGCTTTGTAATACCAGTTGGATTTATTTCATTAACCTTGTGATAAAAATGGTTTTTAATAACACCGAAATATTTATCATGCGTACCATCATCTTGTATAAATCCTACATTAAATGCAGTACCGCATCTATTATATCTTTCATAATATGATTTAGCCGTAGTTAATTCATATCCATCAGTTAACGAATGCCTATATAATATAGGCTCTAATCCAGTTTCTCTTTGATCTGCACTCGCCTGAATTCTATTAGATTTAAAATGAGTGTACATATCGGTAAATGTTATCACTGGTGTAAAATCAACAGTGTATGCACCATTATGTCTAACTAAGAATGGATAGTATGACGCCTCATCAGATCTAACAAGATTATAACCAATAATACCTTTAAATAATTTATAACTTTTAGGTTTATCGTTATCTTCCTCAATAGAAATAGTTGCGTATTTAATTATTTCATTACCATCATCGAAGTTGACAGTAAATCTATTATTATTTACAGTTCCATCTTCTTCAACTGTAGTATATGTAACACTATCATCATTTAAATTAATCATATCAGCAACCTTGTTTATAGATATTTTCTCTAAAAGAGTCTTGTGAATATGACCACCTCCATTTGTGTAATAATACTTAATTTTTCTTTGAGTATAATTAGGCAAATATGTAACATCTAATATATCATTTGGATCATTAACATTAACTGGCTTTGAAACAACAAACATAGTGTTAGTATCTTGAATTGAATAAATTGAAAATTTATACATTGTATTACCAGGAGTTTCCGGATAAATGTCCATTAATACTTCTCCAAATAATCCATTTTCACCTATTAAAATATCATTCTCAAAATTAGGAACAGATCCATCAAAATGATTAATACCTTCAACAACAAATGGTGTACTTCCAGTAAAATCCGCAGTATTCCAACTTAATGCACCACTAAAAGAAGTGTTAGCATAATTATAGTCTTCTATTGTATGATCGTATACTATTTTATGGTTTAATTCATAAAGTAGTTTTCTATTCATATTTCCCTTAATCCAATAATCACTTATGTTTAAGTTAATAAAGAATATTACAAATTTAAATTTCTTATTTTGAATTACTTCAAAATCAACACTATTAGTTTTCACATCAGTATTAGTCTTCAATAAAATACTAAATTTGTATCCATTAAATTCACTTGTAGGTACAAAGTCTAATGCAACTTTTTCTGTAAATTCTTTTCTATTTTTAAGAACAACTTTTAATCCCTTAAATATAGTACTAGCAAAAGCACTAGTATCACCGCCGTCGATTAATGTATATTTTTTCTTTAGATTTGTTTTAAAGAAAGTATTGTTTACATCATCTGGATTTAAATAGCTTCTAGTGAATTCACCAAACTTATTATAAATACTCGTTATATCATTTGCATCCAGGTTCTTTTCAAAACCTTCGGTTATCATGAACTTATCAAAATAATTGTTCTTAGTGCTCTTAAATAAATCAGCAGTTAATTCAAAGTCTTCAATAAAATTAACATATGAAAACGTATCATTTAATTCGTCATATCTTAAATACTTTGGTTTTTTATCCATATAAAACCATTCATGAGTCATATCATTTCTATTACGTTTAGTAGCACCTAAATCTGGTGAGAAATTAGTTCTACCAAAAGCCTCATTAGTATTTAAATAATAAGGTTGATCTCTTACCGTCAATGAATCTTTTAAAACCCACTTATTAATATTAGGAACCACTCTTGAGTTTATAGCAAATTCTTTAAGTTCGTTTTCTTTTAATCTATCAAACTCACTTGTAATATTCTGACCAGCTATTTCTACTACAGTTTCTTCCGATAATATTTCAGAAAGATTTGAGAAATAGTTTATAGGATCTAATGCAAAACTATCATCAAATATATCATTAGCATCTAACTTAGTATTAAATTCACCAGTAATAGGATCAATTTTTGCTATAGCATTTTCATATGGTTCGTAATTTAAGTTAGTTCTAGTTTCATAATCTAGTTCTTTTAGATCAGAATTAGAAGTATCGTAAAAATCAAAATTCATGTCATATATGTCATACGCTGAGAATAGTCCAATTTTAACTATGTTTTCATTAAATACTCTAGCTTCACCGTCAGGTGTATCTGACTTTAATTGCATTATTAATTTAGATCTAGTAGAATTAGGAACAGTTATATCTTCAACAATATCCAACACTCTATTAAATTCATTGGCATGTCTAGTTTCTAGATAATCTCCTATAGAAATTTCGCTAATAGTCGTATTGTTAATAAAGATGGATTTGCCAGTAGAATTACCACCAGTTAAATAATATGCATCCCACTTAAACAATACTGTATTAGCTCCATCTCTTAATTTTAGAATATTATCAGTATCTCTATTGTTAACTTTTACAAAATCAATAACATTTGATTTATTAACCAAAACTGTATATTGCAATAATTTATAACCTGGAATTCTAGACTTAATCCAAATATCAGATCCAATATTAAATGCATCTAATGCACTATCATCAGCATGTATAGCACTTGCTAAAGCAGAAGCAATATCACCTAATTTACCTTGACTAGAAAAGAATTTTCCACTATATGTTCCTTTCGGTAAAGTATAATTAGCAGAATATGTTCTGTTTTGAATATTTATGTTTGTTTGAATTTGATCAACTCTTATGATAGAACTAATTGCTCCAGAAACATACATGTTAAGATCACCTAAATTTGTTTTTATCTCAGTAATAACAAATGATTTTTTAACTGCATCAATATTTAATTCTAATATCGGATTAGTTGGATTATTTAAAAAAGTAAAATTGTTCCAAGCGTTTAACATATTAAGTATTGTTAAATTGAAAGTAGAACCAGTAGTAAACGTAAATTGATATGGTCCAGTAGAATCTTCAATATTAATGCTAATATTTTCACCTGGTGTATGTTTTACAAATGTAAACTTGTAAGATTCTTCTCTTGAACTTACAACAGCAATTGCATCGCTACTATCTGGGACATCTATGATTGACATTTTAACAAAGTCATAACCTCTTTCATCGGTCTTGATTAAATCAACCGATCTTCCAGTGTTAGATATTCCAATCGTGCTCGGTATATTTCCAGTAGTATCATCTATTTTAACTTCTAATTGTTTAGGATCATAAAGTCCTGAATTAGAAATCTTATAGTAAATATCGTTTATTGACACGTAACCTAATGTAGGCGAAGTAGACATTTGTTTATGTGATGGAATTGCAGTAATAGGATTATTAGCATCAACATAAGAAGTAACATTACTAAACTTAATAATATTATTATCTATAGAATTTATTTCACCTATTCCAGAATCAATTGCATCAACATATAATCCAAAGTATCTGTTAACGCTATAGTCACTTGAACTTTCATCGTCAAACAAAAACTCTAAGTTTAACAAGTTAGCACATAACATACCATTTCTTCTAAAACCATCTGTGATAAAATCATTGGCTTCAATAAGAGGTTTGTCAGCTTCAACATAATCTTTGTAAATGTATTCACCTTTACTAGTTAATTCACCAGACTTAATATCAATACCATTAAAACTAGTCATGTCATTTTTACCAAACGAAACAGTAATTGGTGCCTTTGGAAAAGTTTCTTGTTGTACATGATTTCTAATGTACTTACCTAAATCTGATTTTTTAGATAGATCAAATGTTTTAACTATTTCAGCATTTTTTAATATCTCTTGAATTCTTGAAACGTTATCAGTACTAACTGTCGCAGCATCGATACCTGTTGGATTTTTAACTTTAAAAATTACAAAATTATCTGGCATATTATTGTCAGCCCATATAGGTGCAAAAATTCTATAATTTTCATCATAGTTTTTAGAATAATTATATGTTGTACCATATTGGTATTCCTCTTCTATTTGTTTATCATAAGAACCTAATACTGTTAAATCAGATTCAGATCTTTTTGTTAAATAAATCAAATCAGAAGGTGTTCCAGTATTTTTAAAGAAATTCGCAACATCATTTGCATAGTTACCATTAGGATTAACTACATTCTTTTTATATTTTATAGCGGCCAATTCTTTAGAAGCATTAATACTTTCTAAATAAACAGAACCATTTGAACTTGTAACAATTTTAATATTACCCGATAATTTTGGATTAGTTCTCAATAATGGTTTTGTAACATTATCTAATTGATAATTAGTTTGAGTCCTAAAATTAGGACCCGCTTTAATAGTTTCATAATCAGCTATTAATGGAAACGTATAAGTTTCTAATACTAAACCAGTAACATTAGAAATACATGGTTTTGTATCTCCGTATACTTGTATAATAGCTTCACTTCCTAAACCAATTTGCGTTCCACTTGAAACAACTGGGCGCTTTTGTGGAACTGGTGAAGGTATTAAATTTGCGACATACAGCGCTTGTGTTTCTTCTGCAATTGCAGCCAACAATAAAGATTTAGCTTCATCAATGTCTTCAGCAATAATTTTAAAGCTGTATTCTAAACAGCTATCGAAGCTGCTGGAAGATATGACGTTTCCAAACGATAAAGTATCTACAAAATCTTTTATATAACTACCTGAATCTCCAGGATAATTAGTATGCAATCCATCTATGATGTATATAGGCCAAAATAAAGTCTCAACATTATTACCAGCTTGAGGTCCTTCAATTTCAGGAGTACATGAATAAAATCCGTAAAATACATTTTCTATATTTCCATTAGTGATGAACTCATTTGTAACTATTTCAGGTTTGATGTAATCTTCACACTCACCATATGTAGATATAGCACCACCTGATACCAATAATTTATTATTATTATAACCGTACCATTTAAAATTAACTCCATCACCTAGATTTTCCCAAATTAAATATCCGGTGTTATCTTCAAATATATTAGATTCAAATAAATCATCAGGATCTTCTACCGTAGCGCCAATACTAGATTTATAAATAGGTGTATTTGATTTGGCTAGCTCCAATAAACCACTAAACGGTCGCATACCTTCTTGTCTAACATAAAATAAAGAGGTTGAACTTGCAGTTCCAGCACAAAACTGATTTATAGTAGGATCTGATAAATTAGTTTTATAAATAGAAGTTAATTCAAAAGTCTCGTTAGGAAGTAATATACCACATAGCCATTCAAAATCATCTGAAGAGGGTCTTGATTTACCCCATGTATTTGTAGTAGATCGTTTATAGTAAACACTGGTCGAATTTAAAGCACTGTAAATTCCGCTATCTATTTGACCAAGTTGACTGCCTGTACTTGTATATAAATTAGAATAATATTCGCTACTAAAAAGAGGTATGTCGTAATTAACTAAGTCACTTAAAGTTTTAGACACACTACCTTCATACCATAGCGTTACGTATTGATAATCACCCGAACAATAATCTCTGGAATTTGTAGCATACTTAACATTTACAGAAGACGATGTAGACGTAATACCACATGGAGTAATGCTGATAATTTCACCAGAAAGATCTATTCCTAAAATTACAGATGCAGAGCTATCAGACACCGGTACTAAATTTATAATAGAACTGGCTGGAACCACTTTGTTAACTAGACTTTCATCGTAATAAATAGAATCACCTGGAATTGCAGGTATTGCAGGTGTACCCGGTGTAGCAGGTACCTCATTAATACGAGCTACTAATTGTGATACGTTATTTGCCTGAGAAGTAGAACCATACGCTAAATTATTTTTAGCAGCAAAACATATTGAATCTGGATCATTTCCAAACGATCCAATATTCATCTGAAACCTAGGCGTTGACATAATACTAAACGCAACCGTAAATGGTACAGATTGTCCACCCTTTGAATCAGTAGCTCTTATAGTCCAACTATCATTACCAAATATACCCAAATTAGGTGTATATTTTACACTTATGGTATTTCCAGTTTGACCATTTATTGTTATAGCACCTTTTATAGGACTAGTTATAGTAGATAAAGTTACAGTGTCTCCGTCTGAATCGGTAACAGATATATTAAAATTAGAAAAACTATTTTGCGTTACATATATTGTACCCGGATTTACGATCACAGGAACTGCATTTGCAGGATTAATTGTTATAGTAGCAGATGGAGAAGTTTGATTATTTCCATCTTTTACTGTAAATGTGAATGAATCAGATCCAATTGTAGATGCTGTATGCACATATGAATATACTGCCGAACCAGCAACACCGACTCTAGTCAATGTACCTTTAGTAGGTTGGTCAACAATAGTATAAAATAAATTAGTAGTCTGATCATCTAGACCTGTCAATGTAATAGTCAATGTTCCATTCCAAGAAACACCATATGCAGCACTTATCGCAATCGGTACACTATCAGGTGTAGGACTTGGCGTTGGTGGAATTGGTGTAGCCGTCGGTACAACAGTAGGAACTGGTGTAGCCGTTGGTGGAATTTCAGTAGCTGTTGGTGGAAGTGGTGTTGCAGTAACTATTGGTGTTGCAGTAACTATTGGTGTTGCAGTAACTACTGGAGTTGGCGCTGCACATACAGCCATATCAGTTATTTTACCATTGCTATCAACTTGAATAGTCTCTGTACCAATCGCTTTATAATACCAAGTATCACCACCATTAAATACCAATAACATGGCAATATCTGTATATAAAATAACATTTATTCCAAATGTTGGAAATGTAGTGTCATTATAATATAATGTTAGGGTGCCACTCGCAGCAGGTCCATTAGTACATGCTAAAACACTAGTTGCGTATGGAATTGTCTTAATTGAAATTGATGCCATTTATATAAATCTTTTATTAAACAGAGTTCCTGTCTCTGTTATATATCTAAGATTTATTAGTTAGCATTAGGCAAATCTAGTCAACTTAGCGGCTCTAATTGAATTTAGATTTTTACCAGCTGGACTGTACTTAGCAAATACTTCAATATCAAACGAAAATTGTTGATCGTATTTATCAAATATGTCTAATCCAATTTTCTTAGTATATGTTAAATTAGGGAATGTTAATTTAGCTTGACCTCCAACTCTACCAATATCACTAGATGAATCATTACCAAAATAATCAGTCATTCTATATTGGAACATGATGTCAACCGAAAGCGATTTAGAAGTGTCTAGTGTACCAACTGCAGATTTAATTTCTTTTCTACTTTGTTTAGCATCACCTTCTACTCTTAATGTGTTTAAATTAATTGGCGATAAAAATAAGAAAGCTCCACAAGAACGACCACCTAAAAGATATTGATCATTTGCATCGAAAGACATTTTAAATGTTCTATCACCAGCTGCAATTAAACCAGATGTTTTTTGGAATGCTAATTGTTTAGTAGACTGAATTGAATCAATCGCTGAAACTGCAAATGAGTTTCCGATTAAATTATTTATACCGCTATATATAAATGAAGTTCCAGTTGCATAGGTTGCAGTAATAGGCATTGTATAAATAGCATTATTTACTATAGCCTGAACGTTACTTCGTTGTTCAGTATCAGTAACTGCAGCATCGTTTGTTGCAATACTTTGTAAATCTGTATATAAGTTTTGTAAATCTGGATGATCCTTATGGATGTATAAACCATTATTATAATTTGCAGCACCTATAGTAGATACACTACATACATCTATTTTATCTTTAGTAAAATCTCCAGATATATTTCCAGTGACACCCGTATCACCTTTACCGAATGTTCCAGTCCATATAAAATCAACAGAATTACCACTTCCATTTGGATCAATTAATTGAATTCCAGCAGCAGTTCCTTGAAATGTTGCATAACTAAGAGGATACTCATAATTTGTTAAATTTGGAAGTGCACCAGACAATAAAGATTCCGTCACGTATAATGGATTTTGATTAGCAATATCCATAAATCTAGAGTAAACAAATTGTCCACGTCTTTGTGCAGATTGATATGGTGCTTCAGCTAATAATGCATATGATGTTATTGATGTTGCATCGATGTTTTGATATTGAATTGGTACTAAATCATATTTACCCTCAGATGTATAATAATTATCTGAACTAATTTTATTATCAGTATCTGCAATTCCGCTATCATTTAATCTTACACCAAAACCACTATCTGCAATTGCAGATCCTGCTGAAGTAGATCTATATGCTGGCAAATTTCTATCACCAACTAATCTTGAAACTAATTCTAATTTAGTAGCCTTTGTATTTTCTAATAAAAGTTTAAATGTTTTAGTAACAATGTGACCTTTCTTAATAGTTAAACTCGCAACTTCGTCAGTATAATAACCTGCAAAGATTTGATTTTTAGTATCATTGTTAATAACAGTAACTGTACCATCTTCGTCCATGATCTTAACAAGAAGTTCACCGATTTCCACTTCAACAGTAACTTTAAGCGATGCTATTTGAGCTTCTAATTCTGCAATTTTATCATAAACCGAAATTGGTTTCTGTTCAGCAGATAAGAATCCTGAAGCAATACTTGTTGCACTGTGTGCATAATATTTTTCATTAGCACTAAAGCTATCATCTATATGTGTAAATACACCTTTAGATGTTAATTCCTCTGAAATTTTAACAGCAGCTGTTTCAGCAGCATTAGACATTAATAATGCCTCTACGTTTGTAGTATCAATTTCAGCAATTGGGAAATCAATAGTAATTGCTTCCGACCAATCAGAATATATTGGATTTGCAGGATAACCAGCTTCAGAAACAGATTTAACTCTGATCTCTACTAATTCACCTTCATTAATTGAAATATCTAATTGATTAAAGTTTACTTCTTGAGCATCTTCAACTAAACTAGCTTGCCATGCAAATTTACCAGAAACAGTATCTCTATATCTGTCTCTAGCCTTAGTCGTCATTTCGTTCCAATTTGAGAAAACTGCAGTTTTTTGTCTTGTACCTTCGGTGAATGGAAGTTGTGAAACTTCACTTGCTTTTCCACTAGTAGATAAGTATCTGTATTGTATAATAAATTGTACAACACTTTGATCAACAGTATCAGCAACTTTTTTAGGTTCTGGAATAGCCCAAAAACCTCTAACTCTATATTTTGGAGTAACCTTAGTTGTATTAGAACCCGAAGCCAATGATTGGATTTGGTTTACAATACTATTATATAAACTTGTTTCACTAGTTCTTTCAGTGATAAGTGAATTTAATTCGTTTTTATCTTTATCTTTTTGAATATTAGATTCATATTTCTTAGTAGAAATCTCAGCTCTTTTCTTAACTATAATTTCATCTAATTTTTTAATCTTCTCTTCAACAGAAACTTTGTCAGCTGCTAACTTTTTAATCTTGTCAGCGCTGTCATTAGCTGTAAGGTGAGTATTAATTTGTACTACCTTAAAGTTATTAAGATCCAGTGTCGGAGCATCAGGAGTAATACCCTGTGTTGCTGGTGGAATAGCATCTTCTTTAAGTGCATTAATATATCTACCAAAGTCAGCGACTTCAGCCTTGTAATAATCGTCTAATCTTATTGATGAACCATCGGTTTGTACTAATGTTAATTCGTTAGAATAAAAACCAATACCAGGTGACCAATTTTCTGCCAATATTTTAGAATCAGGATCTATTGCTTTAATAAATACTAAAAGTCTTTCATTAAAACCAACATTAACTTGTATGTTTAGATTATTATCATCATTTTTATAGATTCCTAATTGATCAGCACCAATCTTAATAGATTCATAACCTTCAACTAATAATAGTTCTACTTGATTTGTAGATCCATCAATTCTAGTAATTTTATATCTGGTGTTTCTAAGACCACCTTGAATCATAAGTTCATCACCAACTTTTAATGTTTCTGTTTCAGCAAAAGCCTTTGTAGAATCACTATATGTTAATTTATCTAAAGCATATAATTTTATACCTCTTTTAGTTGTAACACCCTCGACAGTTTCTTCTCTCTTAGAATTGTTAATTTTTAATACATCAAATTTACCAGTGTATTGTGCATTTCTATAAGGTAAATCTCTAGTGTCTTCATCTAAAGTATATGTTAAACTATTGATTGCAATATCTCTAATTGCAGTAGCATAATCTATATTTTCTTTATTCTTAAAGTTAGTGTTAAAATAATCAACAGTAACTGCATTCGAAGAATCAAATAAAATTCTTTTAACTAATATCTTTTCAGTATTGGTAGGTATTTGTCCACCAACATTAATAGTAGTAGTCAATAAAGGATTTAAGAAATCTTCAAAGAAATAATTAGGCTTAGTTGAAAAATTAACAGGTCTATTAAACACAGTAATATCATTAGCTGGAGATTTTAAAGTAGATGTAATAATATTTTGATAAGTACCATCTGGTAACTTAATTCTAGTATTACCCTTACCTAAACCCGCTAAAGATTTTAGATTAGTGTCTAATCTTTCTAACTCTCTTTTCATATAACCAAATGACGGTACATAAACTGTTTTAGTTCCATCAGTAGTTATTATCTCAAGAGGTACATCTTGTTGATCAGTCGTGATTGCTTCATTAATTCTCTCAAAAGTCTTTAAGGAATTAGCGTTGATCTCAAGTAGTTTCTTGAGTGAATTAGAAATAGAGTTGTTAGTATTCATATTATCTTAAAATATCAGCTTCGAATTGATAATTAGCAGGATTTATACATACTAATTCAATATACGGTTTGTTTGTTATTAATTGAGTTGCGTCTATGTCTGCTACTAATTTATCAAATCCAGTTGTTTTACTAGTCCAAATTTTAATATTATTACCAGACATATTGATTGTGTCAAATGTGATTTTAAAAGTTTGACCGCTTTTCCAAGCAGTAAGACTATCATCAATGTATATATTAAGATTACTTTCAGGATCAGTTGAGATTAAACCCCTAAGACTTAATCTATTTGTAAAAGATTCTAATCTAGACCAGATTGCAAATTTACCAGAACCATTACCAACATTTCCTGCATCAAATTGTACAGTCGAAGATAATTGTGTTGCAATTGCATTAGCAACCATATTCCAAAGGTATACACTATTCAAAGTATAACCATCAACTGTACTGTTAATTTTAATTTTATTAGGAATAGATTTATCAACCTCTGTACCTTTACCAGCAAATAAAACATCAGTATTATATTGCAATTCTACAGGTATTGTTCCGTCAATTAATGAATTGATTTTATTGTGTGCCTTTGTAATTAATTCCAAAAGAGAGTTAGAGTCTGCTAATTGAATAGAGGCATTTTGAAATGAATCTTCTAAAGAAACAATTCTACTTAAAAGTGCCGTAGCATTTTCTTTAGCAGCAACTATATTTTCAATAGCATCTAATCTATTAACAACCGCGCCATATCTATTATTTGCTTGAATTAAAAGTTCAGTAGCATTTTCTAAAGCAGTAGTTGTATCCATGAATAAATCCATAGAAAACGTAGTAAAGTCATTTATACTAGTTTCAACACCAACATTATCTAATGATGAATTAAATTTTAAATTTAATTTTAAAGAGAATGCATTACCATTTAAACCTGTAATTTCATTTGGCTTATACTTAATTTGTTCGTTAATCTTAGAACCAGGTCCATAAGAATCTTGAATATCATCAAGTATTAAAATACCATATAAGTTTGTTGCTCTATTAGCAGGTACTGATTGACTATAAATATCATAGTAAACTAATATTGCATTGAAATTAAATTTCTGTCCTTTTTTAGCAAAATCTAATAATGACTTTACATCAACATCATTGTTAATTTCTTCATATGCACTTGGATCAAATTGAATACCAACACTATTAGTTGCATTCGTTTGAATATTGTAATATGGTCCACTACTTAAAGCGTAAGCATCAACAACTGTATTGATATTAATATTAGGATCAGGATGTGTTTGTCCTGCTCTACCTTCTATATAATCACTAGCATATAATTTGGTTGCAGATGTATTGTAATTTGATGGCTTAAACAAAACTGTCGGTGTATAACCAACTGAAGTAGGAACATTAATATAAACTTCATGATATGTGTTACCTTGATAAGCAACATCATTCTCAACATCAATAGTTCCTAAATATTTAACCACTCTGTCATAATTAGCACTCGCTAAATTTCCATTAACTTTCTCTGTATAATTACCTAAAAGAGTTTGGTTAGAATCTGCTGTAATAAAATCAATGGCACCTAAAGAAGATAACCATTTAAAGAATATTTTTTCAGCATCTGATTGTAAAATAATTGGATCGTAGTCATCATCTTGTAATAATAACTCTTCCATGTTTAATGCGTAATTCTGAAATGTTTGTGCAAAATCAACATTAGGCATTCCAGCAATATACGCTTGGCCCGAAGGTTGTTTAAGTTTTAATTCAAAATCTATAGTGTTAGAACCATTAACTGAATCAGTAAAATCTGGAAGATCTAACAAAGCATATTTGCTAAATTCAAAATTTAAGTCCGAACTGTTAAAAGCTCTAGTCATATCTCTTGCTGAAGAAGCAAAAGCATACATTGTGCCTCCCATGGGCTGCGGTATTCTAACTAGAGGAGTTGCCATTTATTAATTAAATTTTGTTTTATACAATTGTTGTTTTGTGAGATGCAATAACATACCATTTATTAGCGAAACATCTTAATGTTACTGTAGAATTTAATCCTGTTAATGCAATTGTACTTGCTGCTAAAGAAGCGCCTACACCTGCTAATACAGATTGTGAAGCCGAAGAAACATTAATTACAGTTACCTCTTGACCATCTGTTGCTTCAGGTAAAGTAAAGTTAGTGTCAACAAAATATGTAATTGCTGTGATAACAGTTGGTGTAACTTGTGTAGTTGGAACTGCAGCAGTACCCAATACTCCGCTTTTAATTAAAGTACCTCCAAATTTAGCACTTGATGCAAACGTAGCCGCAACATTAAATACAGCGCCTAAATTATTAATAAGTAGTAAATTTATACCTCCTTGTGCAACAGTCAACGATGAAGTAGAAACACTTGCGAGTCCACTTAAGGTTAATGTTGTAGGGTTTAGTAGTGCCGTAACAGATGCTAACTCGTCGTTTAATAACTCAAAGTTACTATTGATAATCGGTCTTGATGAAGAAACTGAGTCAGTTCCTAAGATTTCAGTAATGTTTGCCATTTTATTGTTTTTATTATTTTACTTTTAACATGTTTCTTTTTACAAGGTTTTTATTACCATGTGTGTCTTCAGCCTCTAATTGAATTGAATAGTATCCAGGTTCTTTAAAGATGTACGTCAGCCACATATTATTATAGTATATATCAGTGATTTTTGGGTTACTTATATTTGTGATTGTCCACTTAGCATTTTTTCTACCAGGAAACTTAGAAATATCAGTAGATATTGTAACATGTGTTGATCTTTCAACTTCTGCATAATTTGTAAATACTCTAGTATCGTCCCATGTTGGATTAAAATGTTCAACATGTGTTTCACCAGTTACATTTGAATTAGAAACAGAATTTAAATTAAAATCTACACCAACATAATTACCGGGATTCACATAATTACTCTGTTGTTGGATATAACTTTGAGCCGCCGGATTTACTTTCACAATAGAAACAGTATCAAAATCATATATACTTGAATATTCCCAACCTACTGCTAAAATAAATCTAAATACATCATTTGTATCATTATCATCTAGATCTTCGAATATTGCATTATAATTAAATTTACTAATAACAGGATCGGTGCTAGCATTTAATTCATCCATTATTTGTTTCCATCCATTTACATCATTGAAAGTAGTAGGAGTTGCATTTATAATAGTATGTTCACCGAAGCTAACTGTGCCATTTATAGGATGTTTGTATTTGATAACTAATTTATCACCTTGTTGTATGTCATTGATTTTAAAACTTGAAGTTAAATCAGGTCCAACTCTCATGAAATTCCATGCAATGTGTTTGCTATCTTCAAATCTAAATGTAGATTCGTCCCATGTGTATGGTCCAGTAGTCTCACTAAAACCAGTTTCAGAATATATGTCCATATATCTTCTAACTGTAGAAAATCTAATTCCTTGATCTTCTTCTAAGTGAATATAATTAGCTCTGTCTAAAGTCAAATAAAGTGTAGCTAAATTATCTTCAACTAATGTCTTATTGTCTTGAGGTGAATTCCAATAACCTCCAGCTTTATTCCAAGGTAACTTCTTACTATCCCAGTTATCAAATTCTAACCACTTATAAATTCCATAAAGTTCTAGATTTTTTAATTTAACATCTATAACATCATTCATTCTATAATGTGATCTGTGCCCAAATAGATCATACGTTCTCATTTCCACACTGTAAGAATCGGCATATGGTAATATCAGTGGAAGTACCAAGTAATCATCGATCGCACCTCTATATGTCTGGTTAAAACCTCTTTCTTTACTTGTAACTACCCATTCGATTTCATAAACCCATGCTTTCCACCAATCATTCCATGTTATTAACAAAGTTGAATTTGGATCGTGAGCATCTTCCCATGTAAACTTAGCCTCGTCCCATACATCATCAAATGAATCAGTTCCATCTAATATAATTGGACAACCTATTGGAATATTTGGATTGTAAGAATATAATTCTCTATCGTGATAAGTTTCGTAAAACTTATAAATTGCATTCTTTAATTCTATTCTATTTGCAGGTGTTAAATTATCTTCTTTACCTATTCCTAAATTTAAAAACAAGTTATAATTACCAGCATCATTGTTTTGATCTAACGATGGTTTAAGAACCATTGACATATCTTCGATAAAAAGATCTCTATCACCTGGAACAACTTTAAATTTAATTCTATGACCTTCACTAAAGAAATCAATAGCATTTTGATTATTCCAAACATTTAAATTTCTTTGATCAAAATAATCACCTTCAGCAGTTATGTCAATAATCTTAGCTTGAAGCGGTAAGTACTCTTGTTGTAACTTGGCTTTTAAACCATATAATTTAATTAAAACCTCTTCAGGTGTATAATCAAATGTTTCAGTTACATTAGGAATATCCCATTCGTCATATGTACCATTAGGTTCATTTAATCTATAAACTAAACTAAACTTACTGGTTTTTTTCATCGTATTAGATGGCAATTTAAAAGCTAATTTCTTTCTAATTGATTCGCCTCTTACTGATGAATGAGCAACTGGAACAGCAAATAATTTACCAAAATTCTTAACAGAACTATCGATGTTTAACCAATATTCTTTAAGAGTTAATTTATCGTAACCAAAGAAGTCAATTGCATTTAAAATTGCTTTATATGTACCAACAAATGGTTTAATGTTATGAAGTTCTAAAAGAAGTTCCTTTCTTTTTTGATTTAATAAAATATAATCAGGAGACATTTCACTAATGTCATGATCTTTGAATAATAAGAAATCTGATTCTGATAAAGATGCACCAAAATTAGACAAAAGAACTGAAAGTCTTTCGTCTTCAGCTACAACTTCTCCGTAAAATTCAATAGTAGCTATTAGAGTTTTAACTCCTAATTTATATTCGTATACGTTTAAGTTTCTAACATGTGGGCCTGGAGTTGTTGAACTTAATGCAATATTAAGTTGAATAGCCACATTAGAACTAGCGTTTAAATATTTAACACCATCTACAATAGAATTCGTATTTGAATTATTTAATAAATCAATTGTTTGCGACTTTAATTCTTTGATAGTAGGAATATTTCCAGTATTATCAATATCATATAAAATGATTGATGTGCTATCAAATTTATTGGTTTGTTCCCATTCAAATATAAATTTAGTAGGGCTAGAAGTTTCTGCCGTAGGAAAATTAATATTAGGATCACCATTAAAGATACATTCTTCTACGATGAATAAGTTAACAGTTTCATACAAACCTGCAGAAACTTGGGACAAATGAACAGTACCTTCATATACATCGAATTCGTCTTTCTCGAAATTCAAGTCATATTCTAATCCCCTAAAAAATCTTAAATTATCGTACATTATCTAGTTTGGTTATCGTCTTCTTTGACGGTATAATTTTTATAGTTCTTAAGGTATCTAACGCCTCTTAATAACGTCTTTAAATTGTCATCTAAAAACATTAAGAAATATCTAATGGTTTCATTTCTTTGAATGTGACCAGACAAAGCTCTACCTATGAATTCACTTGGTGGTAAATTTTCATAGTCATATCCAGTGTGCAATCTAGAATCTTTTCTAATTTTTACACTGTCATATCTTCTAACTCTTCTGTATCCAAATAAATTATCAAATAATGCCATTACTTAAGTGCTTTTCTATTTCCAGCTTGTATTCTAGTGTAAATTGTTCTAGGTACAGGATCTGCTTCAAAGTTAATACTAACTGCAGCTTCAGCATTCATTAATACATCATCTTCGATAACATCACCATCTCTATCTAACCATCCACCTCTAAATACAGCAACTTCTTCTTTCTCCATTATAATATCACCCCATTGATCCAATCCTTTTACAGTATCAGGTATATCCATTGAATATTTAACGGGTACTACTTTTACATCTTCGATTCTTTTAAAGAAAACGTATTTTTGTTTACCATTTCCAACAGTTTCAAGTGTTACGGGTTCTTGTGGTACAACGCTTACATTAACAGATTCAAAGTAACCATTTCTTAATGCAGTTTCTTCAGTTTCAGAAATAAATCTAACATTCACTGCATCAATTCCTGCAACTTCTTCCAAAATATAAACTATATCAGATTTAGGTAATTTATCTCTTCGTGTGATACTCAATAAATATTCAGAAACTTTAGCTCTAACCGCATTGTATATTTCATCTCTAGTGTAACCTTCAAAATATCTAATGTTAATATCCATACTGTAATATCTTACTTGAGGTTTAACAAAAACAACTTCGGTAGTTACCATTTGTTGTCCGCTATCTTCTAATACCTTATGCATTGCATCATATTCACCTTGATCTAAAAACATTTCAGATTGTGGAATATTAAAATAATCTTGGTTTTTTGCAAGTTTCTTTTTAATATCAGGAACTGCGAAAATATAAATAACATTATCATCGTCCAAATATTGGTCGTCAGTTGTATTATATGCATCTATATAAGAGAACATATTATATCTTGATAAGAAGTATTCATAATTATCAGGAGTTGCTAATACAAAAGACTTACTTGCCATTGGTGTCATAATCTTTGTAAATCTGGTATCTTCTCTATCACCACCCATTTTAGGCGATGAAGTAATAGTTACGTCTAAAAATTGATTTAGATCATGCTCATTACCATTTGAATCAGTACCAACTGCGTCCCATTTAATAGTTAAATCAGGTGAATCATCTAAATTACCTGTCATTCCACTATGCTTTACATATTCTATTTCGATTGTAGCACCATTGGGTGGTACCATTCCAAAACTTCCGTTACCAAAATAAAGGTCTAAACCTCCACTAATTCCAGTCTTAACTAAATATGCTTTTTCTTCAGAACCTAAATCATATAAAGATTGATGTTTTGTCCAAAGTTCTCCATTAACACTAACACTTACTTTAGTATGATCTGTTATACCACCGGTATTAATACTAAATGATTGTAATTTTTCACCACTAGAAGTTAATGTCTGTGATTCAAACTTACCTTGAATAATAGCAGTCTTAATAGATGTATAATTTGTTTTTTCTAATTTAAAACTATCGTTAGAATTTAAAAGAGTATACATTAATCCATTTGCATCAAATTTTAGTTGAGCTCTAGATTGTATATTTAATGTATTTCCAGCAATCTTTGACATATCTGCTCCGGGTTTCCATCTAAATTCAATCTCACCCGTTGCAGCAAATCCTCTAGTAGCATCATGACCAGTTAATCTAGCCATACCATATATAGATTCTGCTTGTTGAGCAGTATATATGTTTTGTTCTACTACTGAATCTTCAATGTAGAACATAATTAAATCAGATATTTCAGATAATACTGAAATTATTTGGGCAAACGGTGAAGCCACCGTAAATAGAGTATTAGCTCTACTGTAGACCCTAGAAATATACGTCTGAGCATCTTGTCTGATGTCAGCTGCACCTGTTCTAATTCTACTTAAAAATTTTAATTCAGCCATTATTGTATTTACTTTTTTATAACATACTTATTTTTATAGAATATCTGCCATCTATTGAAATATCTATAAATGCAATATCTCTAACTTCACCCTTCATAAATGTAACATCTACATTAAAGTTATACTTATTAGCTAAGGGGCAATATCGATTTATCTGATCAGTTATTGTAGAAACTATATTATATTCATTAACATTTAAATCATATATAAGTGTTTCCAAATTACATCCAAAATTCTCAGAACCCATAACTTCTCTCGTATTAGTAAATAGAGCAGTTTGAATCTGTGTGATTAACATTTCTATTTCACTATTAGTTTGAACCTGGTTTTCGTCGTAATTAGGATCAGTTGGGTATTTTATATATAATTCCATCTATGTATGTATCTTCTTTATTTATGTATGCATCATCCAATCCACACCTTCATCTCCTTTGATTTCCTCTTCAATAGCTGTAAGTTCATCATCTCCCATGGATTTGATAGCATCATAATCAAAATCAACGTTACCCGGTAAAGCAAATTTAAAAATACCTAACTTAGTACCTAATGATTGTTTGATTTTAGCACTAACATATCTAAAGAAAATTTCATCGTCATATAAAGCACAATCTGGAATTGTTTCATAAATTTCTAAGATCACATCACCTTTAGGTGTATCACCTAAAAACTTAAGTTCTCCAGTTAATTGTGAATATGCATAAGAAATGGGATTTTCTAAGATCTGTCTAGAAAGATCTGCCATAGATGCATTCAATACATAGTATTGTAATTCTTCTGCAGCCTCAGCCATACCAGAACCTTCATACATACCTCTAAATAACATTCTTTCCATAGAGAAATCACCGCCTGATTGAAATCTAAGATCCAATCCACCACCTTGACCACCAAATCCAGAAGCTAAGTCATATAATCCATATACAGAATAAACTCCACCTCCACCATCAATGCCTGGGCCTGGTAAATTAAGAGTTCTAGTGTTTTTAAAATATTCAGAAGAAAATACGTCATTTGGAATATGATAAAGATTTTCTTTTACAGCATACTCATATTTTTTATAGAACCATTTTTTAGATCTCTTAATTATATTAATAATCTCTTTTTGTGGTAAGTTAACTGGAACCATACAAGCTCCTGTAATTTCGTCTGCTATTTCATCAAGAAATGCATTTAAACAATTCGCACTGAAACTTCTTCCAGTAGTTAAATCATTATTTGAACCGCTTATAATTTGACCCATTTTATTATTTTATTTTTTTACTTACTACTACTTCCGTTTCTTCGAATCTAGCCGAATCACTTATGAAACCTTCTCTAAATATTCCACCTATCATTTTGCCTTTAAACATAGTATCTCTACCAGCAACATAACAGTTGGTTAATTCACAACTTCCGTGTGTATAACTAGACTCAACCTTAGAGTCTTTTATTTTAGTACCTTGATATAAACTTCCCCACATAACAGCAGAACCTGAAACTTCACAATTGTAAAAACTACAATTAGTTAAATTACCAGCAAGTTCACAATCAATAAATTCAAAATTCTCTAACATATAAACAGTTGGGAATTTACCATCCTTTACTTGAACTGCACCGTAATCTGAATCATAGTTAATAGTACCCTCAGTCATAGATCCATTTACTAACAAATCCATTACTCTCATTTTAAATCTGTCCCAATGCACCTTTATAATAATAGGAGTATCTTGTAAATCTGCTAAGATCTTAATTTTAGGCCAATGTTCTGCGACTTTTGTATAATCTTTAAGCATATCAGAAACCGGCTTATTCTTATTTAAGATTTTTTGTAATTCTATTTTATTTTCAGGAGTAAATCTAGCATCATTACATGACTTCCACATTTGAGCTAAAAATCTTTCAGTTAGATATAAAATATCATCTACTTTCTTTTCATAATCTGCTCCACCTAAATATCTAAATTCAAGATAGTTTTTCTCTTTTTTAGAGAAGTTAATTCCATAATATTTAGTGTCAGCAAATTTAAAATTATTTGAAGCAATTTGATTAGCATCAAAATGGAATGCTTCCCATTTTGGCATTACCCACTTAATACTTTTAGCATAAGCAGATTTTTCTCTGTTTGGGAAAAACTTATAAACCTGTTTTTCATCAAACTCTAAAATGAATTTAAGAACATTCATCTTAGAAAGAAGATCTTTATCTTGTAGAAATTGTTTATCGAACGATAAATTGATGTGAATAGATGCTCTATCAGTAGTATATCCATTTTCCGATATCCATTTAAGCATCTTAATAACCATAATTCTAGCATTTCTGTAAGGTATTGGTCCAGTAACCAATTCAATTAAACCTTTACCACCAGACATATCAGGTTCCATTTTGAATTCTTCAGCGGAAGGCTGAAATTCAGAGTGGGCCTTATCTTCTAACCTAATTTTTCGATCTAGAAGTTTAACCAAAGATTTTCTGGTTTCTTCTAGATCGAGATTAGAATAGAATTCAAACTCAACACCCATAAGTGCTGCGTTCAATATTGATTCTCTAGGAGAATCGTAAGTTAGCTTTTGCATATTAAGATTATGATATTTATCGTTTCAATATATATCACACTCTCGGTGCAATAGTTATTGAGGCATTTTCAAAAATACTTTCATTGAATCAACATCAATTCGTGTAATTTGTACGGTGATTGGATCTCCGTTTTTAAATACCTCCATAATATCTTCTCCAACTTCACTAACATGCAACAGTCCAGTTACACCTTCTTCAATTGTAATAAACAAACCGTAATCTTTTTTAGTTTTTACAGTTGCTTGAATCACAGAAGGAATCTGGTATCTTGAAGCAATATCATGCCAAGGATTGGATACAGAATTTGCTTTTTGAGTAAGTGTAATTTTAGTATCACTAATAATATCTTTAACGATGAATTCAATTTCATCACCTGGTAAAATTTGTCTAGCTTTAAACTTAACTGTAGTTTCTTCGTCTAAGTCATTACTATGAATCATACCCGTTAAACATCCATTAAATTCAACAAACACACCATATTTAGCAGAACCTGTTACATTACCTGTAATTGTTGCACCTTGATTTGCTCTTAAATCTTCAATTTCTTGAGGTATTAAAGCTTGTAAATATTTTCTATGAGAAACTACTAGCGTACCTCTTTCTGGTGAGAAACTTACAGGGACAACATACATTTCTGTTCCAATAATAGAACTAAAATCGTGTAATTTATTAATACCTGCGAGTGATCCTGGCATAAAACATTCAATTCCTTGAACTGTCACCATGTAACCACCATTCTCAATCATATTTGTAACTTTACCTACCCATGCAGTTCCACCGGTTTCAACAGCTTCTCTAAGATCCATGAATACTTTGTGTTTAACACCGCCATTAATTGATCCTAACACATGTGAATTATTTCCAAATTGTGTAATCAATACAGCAGTTTCATCACCTGGTTTTAATGATTGAATTTCAGAAGGTTCCTTGTCATACTTGACATATACTAATTCTCTGTAACCAACATCAACACTAATAAAATCATGACTTACTGCATAGATTTTACCATTAAGAATTTCTCCAACAGTTAAGTCAGATACCATTACACCTTGAGAACTATCGAATGATATAAGTTTATCATACATCTCTTGTGCGTATGACTCTCTTGAATAAACTTTGTCTCCGTTTTGAGTTTTAATGTGAGGATTTGGTTTTCTAAGTTTAGATGGGCAATCTGCTTCATAAGCATCCCACATAAAATTTCCGTCTTTGTCGTAAAATGTAGCAAGAGAATCCTCTTTAGATGTTGGAATTCCTGCCATTTTTTTAAGAAAGTCTAGCGACAAATCAGACTCTTCTTTTGTGTTTTCTTTGGCTTTAGATTCACCAAGTCTAACTCTTTTGTTTTTTTCTGTGTTCATTTATTTTTATATTAAAAGTGTAACATATTATATATCCTATCATTTTTTAGAATACTACAGGAACTATACCCACCATTGGCACTGGGCCTGCCGGTGTTGGTATACCACCTAAGTATAATAATTTAAATTCTAATAAATGCAAAGCATATGCTGCTGCTACTGCTGTAGCAACTACTAATGCTGGCGGTGCAGGCACTGGCAAAGTTGCAAATGCTTTACCACTATTCCAAGCCTTTCTTAAATTATTAGCTAATCTCTTTTTACCTCCATAATAAATTGGTATGTAAATTCCACCTAATGGTGCAGGTATTAAAGCTGGTAAAGCAGCTGGTGTTGGTGCAAATGGTTTTACAATACATGCATACCAATATGCAATAGTTATCTCTGCCATTTCTTCGTATGGATCTCCACCTGGCCAAGTATAATCTATACCACTATCTGCTTCAACGTCATCACATTCTTTTGCTGCTGCAATAGCATCTATTACTTCTTGTCTTTGAAACTTAAAATTTGTACCACCTAATTTTGGATCAATTTTAACCATATCCTCAGGTTGCCTAACAGTATTAATAGCATCAGGTACTTTCATCCACCATGTATCATATTCAACTAACTTATAATGTGTGTTTGTATAATTAGTATCTTTATCATACCATTCAATAGTTTTTAAAGAATCTATAAATGATTTTTTAGTTGATTTGTCATATGAAAACGTAGTAATGAATTGATCAGTTAAAATTTCTGGTCTTTTACTAGGATTGTCTGGTGGATTATGTTCTCTATTAAAAGAAACTTGAATCTTATATCTATTTAAAGGACACTCTGCATTTTCAGCAGGATCAAATGGCCAAGGTTTAACAATAGGAGCTTTTGCACCATTCTTAATTCTTTTTTCCCAATCAGTAATTTTAGTATTTGTATTACTAACTATCTTTTCATATACAGGAAATACTGGTTCTAATGTTTTTAAAAAAAGACTTCTAACACCATCGGCTACTTCTTCCCATTTATAACCAGCTTTATTTATAGAAGATCTAACACCGGTTGGAATATTTGGATATGGTTTTAAACTATTAAAATCGCTTCCACCAAGATTAATACCAGTAATATTTTTATATCTCTCTTTACCTAAACTGTCAACCCATGAAAAATAATCCCACATGTCATCTGTCTTTGTATAGGTTTCAAATTGCTGTAGTAATCTATTTACTATAAGTTGTATAAAATCACTTTGAGTTTCTTTACCATCTAAGCAATGAAACTGAAAGAATTTAAATTGTTTAAGGTCCATTGCTGGATCTGTTTTAAACTTCTCAATAAATTTATTAAATTTCTTATTTTGTTTTTTCTCTTCTTCGACAGGATCTGGCATAGCGATAGGTCCTGGACAAAAATCAGCATATGCTGGATGTGATTCCTTTCCCATCTTAATTATTTTCCCATCTTTATCTTTTTGATCTTGTAATGGAATATCACCCTCTTTTAATATTCTTTCGAATACCAAACCATAACCCTGTTTTAATAAAAATTCTGCAGCTCCATTATTAGTATGCGTTGCACCAAATGGTGTCATAGCCAAACCTTTAACAGCTGCAATATATCGTTCAGCTACTCTTACACCAAAATCATATCTACCACTTAATGGATTTAAATTTATTGCATTAATTAAATCTAATGGATTAATACTTAAGTCAGCATTTAGTGGATTTCCCGGTTTAAGAGATTCAATTAACTCAGGTGACGGAGGAAAAATAGGTACTTGATCTTTACCAACTTTAGGTAAAGCATAAGACACTAAAGCACCGCCCGCTTTTGTAAACGATTGTCCTGCTATATCACCAGCTAGTGCTGGTATGAAAGATGGCCATAGTGCTGGCATAATTATTTACCTTTTTGTTGATACTTAATGTGAGTACTCGATAATTTACCTACAGTAGTTGGTGTAGGTGGCATTGGAGGTCCAGATGGACCAACTCCCGTTGGATGAATATGTGCGTTATAATCATCTAAAAACATTTGCAACCAATCTTGTAAAGATTGACCTCTAACTGCCGGTTCTGTCTCATCTGCACCAGGTTCACCGGTGTTTGAGACAAATATATCACCACAGTCTAAGAATATCTTAGCGTCTGTGCTTATCTTAATAAATCCCTCTTCATCTATTTGAATCATAGGTCTTTCTTTTGCACCAGTTCCACGAGTGATAACTAAACCATCTTCGGGTGAATGATAAATTCTAATATTACGAACTGAGTCATATACTAAACTGACAACATCGTGAGGTGCATCAGAAGCTTCTAATATATCCGATTTTAAATCTTTATTTTGATCTATTTGAAACCAATATTCAGGATGATATAAGTTACCATTATCAAATCTAACTGCAACTATATCGCCAACTCTTGGTACATTATGAGAACCTACTGCATCTCTATTCATAGGCGTTGCCCATGGAATTGCATCATCTGTAAGTTTATCAAATTTCCCGTATACCTTAACGCGACATCTTCCATTAAGTAAAGGATCTTCATTTACAACAACTTCTCCTAACCAATGTTGGTCTCTTAAATTATCTTGAACAAGTTCGTCTGCCATTATTTATATATGTTATCGTTAAGTGAATTATCTGGACTACTATCTACACCTTTAGGATGTATTCTTCCAGGTGTGATCCTAATAGATTTGCTTGGTTTAGCAATCGGATCATATACCTTTTCGTTTAGTTTTCCATCAGGACTAGTGTCTGTTGTTATTTCGTCATAAACTTGTTTAGGTGAAATACTACCCGGTGTTGATTTTTTATCTGATTTTTTAATCATTCCACCAATTAAGTTTGTTATACCATTAATACTACCTGCAGAAAGTGCAGAGTCAATATCACCTAAAGTACCCAAACCTCCTCCTAAACCATGTACATTATCTAATAATAATGATTTTAATTTATCCATTCCAGCATTTGCTAAACTAGCAGCAGCTCCTGTTAATCTTTCTGGGTAAACAGCTCCCATTGGGTTTTTACCAAAACCTGGTAAACCATTCTTTAAATTATTAAATCTATTTACAAGAGCTCCAGCAATACCATTTACTTTATCACTAATAGCGTTTTGTGCAATTGCTAAAGGATTAAAGGGTGTATTAGGATATAAACCATCTTTCGGCTTAGTATCTTTCATTGCACTCTCATCAGTAGGTTTTGTTATATTCGGTCCAAATTTTTGAGCATTTATTCTACAAGTTGCCCATGAAAAACTTATTTTAGGTTTTTTCAATTCAGGTGTTTTAGAAGCATCAGCGAACATGTCCGCGATCGAATCTTGTTGCCATTCACAAAAACCTAATTCAAACATTATATGGGGTTTTGCATCAGCTGCATAATGTTTAACTACATCTGCCTCGAATTTACCTGAGTTTTTACCAACTGCAGTCTCACTTCCTTTTGCTCTAGGAATAATGTTAATAGATTTACTAGCATTATCTTTTGGCATTGGCGTTCCATAAAGATCTAGATCTCTTGCGCCTATATCTTGTTGAAATGTTCTAACTTCTGAAAGTAAAATCCATACTCTAAAATGTCTTATATTTTTAGGAAGTATTTCAACATATCTTTCATAATCATAAACCGCTTGTTTATATAAACTCATCAAACCAATTGCAGTTAACTCAATATTTTCTTCTAAACACTCGATGTCTATTTTTGGAGCTTCAGCACCTCTCCAAGGTTCTTCCATCTTAGCAAACGTTTGTGTCAATTCTAGTCCACTTACCTTTTGCCAAAACCATGGCATATCTTTATTAATTTTAAGTAAAACTGTTTTAAATGCTGTTAAATTAGCCGCATAATTAGTACCGTGATCATGATCGACAAAATCAGCTAAATATTCTTCTGCTGGTCCAGCAAATAGAGGCGAATGTTCTCTATCGACAGTATCAAACATAAAAAAGAAGCTAAGATAGGTTGGATCTTCACTGATCTTTCTTAAAATAGAACCTTTTCTAAATTCATTAATGTGGCTAAAGTCTGACATATATTATTTATCTTTATTTTAATTTAAGCTTCTGATTGTCCAGCATTTTCTGTACGTTTTATAACATCATTTATATCTGTACCTTCTATTTTACCATTTCTAGGTCCATTACCATCTTTGGTAGCTTCACCTTTCAGCGTATACTGACCTATGAAATTACCAGCTTCTTTAGCAGAAATAGTCTGCCATGTATATAATAATTTACCGCTTCTTATAGCACCTTGGTCATAGATTTTATCAGGAGTCCATTTATAAAATTCCCAATTAACTGTTTCAGTTACAGTTTGATCTTTATATGTCAATACTATATCAATAGTATACTTTCCTTCTTTATCTTTAAATGTATTTTTAGCTACTGTAAATTCTGTATTATATGGTATTTGTCCATATCCACCAGGACCTGGCGTAAATTTATCTTCCATAGTTACCGTAGCTTGAACTTCATGACCAGATGCACCCTTAAATGTTAATTTAATTTTAGGAGTTTCTGTCACCAGAGATATATCATCAGCATTCCATTTTAATTTGCCGGTATAATCAAACCATGATCCAATACCATTTCTTCTCTTAATTAGTTCAGGATCTATCGTAAATACTGGCTCTTCAACTGGCGGAGTAGGTTCAGGCGTTGGTGCAGGAGTAGGTTCTGGTGGTGCTGGTGGTGGACTATTCTCTTTAATATTCTCAGCTTTCTTTTCAGGAGTAGCATCTTCAGCTAAACCTGGAGGATTAAGTAAATTCTCAGTTCTAGTAGGCCATTCTCTTCTAAGAAGTGTAACATGTTGTTTAGTTTCACCATCACTTGTTCGATATACAATATCTTCAATGATATAATATCCTGATAAAAATGTATCTAATGCATTACTAGGACTTCTTCCTGGTGTAATGCTTTCGGTATCTTCACCTAAATTGAAAGGTTCATCTTTATCCATACCTAATTCTTTCTTATCACCTTTAATTCTTTCGTTTTGTTCAATAGCCTTTTTATTAACAATGTACATTAATACAGGAATCTTTTGATACTTATACAATGAAGGATTAAATGAATTTAAAGTAACTTTAAGTTTCATCTTTTGAACTTCCATTGCATTTTGAGTATTGTGTAATTGTGCAAATGCTGCATTAGGATGAACGTTTCCTAATCCATCGTCACCAGCTTCTTGTCTTCCAATATACTTATACTTAATTTGATCTAAGTGTCTTTTATCGTTTCTATTACCTCTTAATGGCTCTTCTAATTCTTTTAGATCTTTACCACCTAATGGTTCAATTCTAAATTCCTGTTTCTTTTTATCGCCATTATTATCATAGATAGTAACTTCTCTTGCATAACCAGCTTTAGCACTAATTTCAGCAGAATTATTAATTAGTTCATGTGCTTCAATAAAAGCATTATTTCCCATGAATTTAATATGATTAGTTAATAACAAAGGTACCTCAATATCATTACCAAAGTCAGCATTTTTTTTATCTTCTTCGCTAGGTGTCATAGACTCCGCAGCTGAAGCTAAAGATTCTGCAAATTCCAAAATAGGAGGGTTTGGAGAATTAAATAATGCATTAACATCGACATAATTTAAATAATAATAAGGATCAACCCAAAATTTTTGAAATGATTCCTCACCTACGTAACTTTCTTTTACAATAGTTTTAATAAAATCCATATAAGGTTCATATGCCATAATTCTAACTTGAGAATCATCCGCTGCATCTATATTAGTTGCTAATCCAAGTTCTAGGTCAGCAGATACTAATTTCATATGGTCCAACGAAGTTCCATTTTCAAAGTGCTTACAGTCTTCTCCATAAATTTTAGGAATTTTACAAAAACCTTCTATATTAAATGTTGCAGATCCTGTGTTACCTGCCTTTGGTGCATCACAACTAGCTATATCAAAGTCCATGTGAATAGACTTAAACGTTTCCTGATTTTTAGAGTTAATTAATATAGTAAAGAAATCACCATCTCTTGGATAACTTCCAACTGCAAATTTACCAGCACTGTCAGTAAGACTTAATTTACATGTTGGTAATATTTGAGATAAATCTAATTCAAAAAAAGTAATATCTTTTGGAGAAAACTGGTATCCATTTATAAGCACCATGGGTTTCAGCGTAGCAATCACGCTAGTCTGATTAGCCTTTGCTTCATCTGGTTTTTCTTCAGCTAAAGCGTCAATCTTTATTTCAGTTGGCCTAATTTTAGGCTCAATTACTGCTAATATATTATTTGCTAATTCCATATTTATTATTTAGAGCAAGGTGAATCTGGGTTATTGGTAGGATTATTGTCTTTGTTAGCAGGTGCACTTCCATCTGGTTTACCACCTCCAAGATTATCTGCTTTGTCAGTTTTTTCAGTTCCACTACCAGCTCCAGCTCCGGCTCCACTACCAGTTCCTGCGCCTTTAACACCTGAGTTTTTAATCAATGCATCTTCAAATGAAACTGCATCATTAATAGGCGTATTAGTTACTTGTGAATTATCAGCGGTATCAATAATAAGTTCTGGTGTTATATTTTTAGTTTTAATAACACTATCATTACCATTTATATCAGATAAAATAGCATTAACTACAGGATCTGTTTGCGCATGCATACCTAATCTAACCATGGTTCCATCAAATTCGTAATTCTTTTTACCGACAGGTATAACATTAGGCGGCAATAAAGTTTCTTTGTTATATTTTTTCTTAAGTGCTTCTATTCTTCGTTGATCAGTTTTACTTAATCTTTTTGTATCTATAAATTGTTGCTTAATTGGGTTCTCTTCGTACATACCAGGAGAATCTAACTTATAATATGGAATAGTATCTAAAGGCACATATATAGTCTCACCTGGCATAATAGAAAACGGATCTGAGATACCATTAAATTTTAAAATAATATCTAGACCAGCATCTGATCCATAATATTGTACAGCTAATAAATCAGGTCTTACTATCTCATCATCTTTAACTATATGTGTAGCGACTAAAGTATACTCTTCAGGATCTAAACTACCAAAAAGCATAGTTGGTTGAGCCAATAAAAGTTTATCTTCATTAGTACTAGTCTTTTTATTTTTAAATATTTTAAAATTCATATTAATATATTATTTTATCCTGCAGACATATCAGATAGTCTACTTAAGTACGGTGCATTTTTACTTTGACCAGATTTTCCGCCATATGCATCAATGTTAACCATAGCGTTAATATCCATTTCTGAACCTTTACCCCATGATGGTTGTAAATACATTCTACCTCGACCTGCATTAAACATAGATTCGATTTCAGTTTTATCTCTTGGTCTTCCGGGTTTTAATGTGATTTCAACTTTCATTTTTGTTGGAAAACCTTCAAAACCTAAAGGTCCTTCGAAACTAACTTGACTGTTTTGTAAACATAAGTTTCCACAAACCATAATAGGATTCATTGGATTTCCTATTGTTACATGCCATTGTCCAGTTGGATCACCAGTTAAGAACGCATTAATAATTGTACCTCCACTTGGTCCACCTAATAATTTCATAAGTCCACCACCAACAATATTTTCAAGAATACTAGAATCTCCTAATATTTTATTAATTCCTGCGCCACTTCCAATATTAGAAGCAGTTTTCTTTAATTGATCCAAAAAGTTTCCACCCATACCTGCTAATTTATCAGCAATAGATCCAATATAACCAGCATAATCTCCAGATGCTAATTTACTCATATCTCCAAATGGTTTACCAGTTTTACCAGTACCACTGAATCTTACAGCTCCACCCCAGAATGGTGCATTATTATATGTAAGTGCTAAAACGTTTGCAAGAGTATCCATAAATGCAACTTTAGGACTAGTACCAGGAAATGCTTTAAGTTCATATATGAAATTTAATTTAAATTCCTGTTCAAATTTTAAACCAGCTTGTCTTGCTAAAACATTATCAATAATATTAAGTGGTCCAAAAACTTTGTTAGGATATGTTTCTTTAGCGTAATCGTGGTTACCTCCAGTATTTTTAATTTGTCTAGCTTGAGTTGCTGTAAATCCATTTAAACCAGATTCTATTGCAGAAGCTGTAGGACTTGCATCGATTTTTGCACCTAATTCACCTCTATCAGCTTCTTTAGATTCAGCTTCTTGAAGTTTAGATTTTGCTTCTTCCCAATTAAATCCCATTTGGAATTTAAGTATTTCTTTTAAATCATTTCCTAAAGCTGGCGATAACCAAGTTACTGCTCTAGCCAAATCAGGTTCACTATTATCTACTGGCGGTTTTCCATCTGCACCTTGTCTTTGAGGCGATAATATATCATCGGGCACTGGATGCGCAAATCTTCTAAGAGTAATTAAATAATCATTAGATATTTGGCCGTAGTGTTCCATCTGAATAAAGTCACTAAAGTTATAAGCGAATCCTTCACCACCAGTAAGTTTAGAGTATTCTACTATATTTTTAGCAGTAGGATTCATTGAATTAGTATCGCCAAATCCCCTAAAAACAGGTTTATTATAATCAGCACCGTTAGTTGGATTCAAACTGTAATTTACAACACCAGATCTATTAGCGTATCTATGCAAAGTCCAATTATTAAATAAACTTCGAGGTGCTTTTCCTAAAGTAACTGTATCACCCGTATCTTCGTATGTAACTTTTTTAGGATCAGAACCAGATACAACAGTATCTACCTTATATGATTTTGAATCAACACCATCCACAGGATATAATGATTGACCGGGACGTTCTCGTTTAGCAGTAGTATTATCTTCACTTAATGTAGTTTGCGCTGTACCAGCTGTATCAACTGGTTTAGCTTGAGATTGATTTACCGCACCCTTTTTCTCTTTTTTAGTTTTTACTTTTTTACCAGACTTAGTATCTTCATAAACAAACTGAGTCACAGGTAAACCTGTTGTTTTGTCTACAACATTAAGTGCTTTCTTAAAAATAAAGTTTGCGTCATCTACAATTCCTAACGGCATATGAATGAATGTTTTTTTTATATATATCTACCTTATATGGTAGGATAATATATTAAACCCACTCCACGTTGTCCATTTCGTCGGTTTCTGGTCTATAAAGTAAAGCGTCAGACCATTTAGGATCTTTAGGGTATTTATCTCCTAAAAATTTCTGTAAAGATTTTACATATTCACCTTTGGTATGCCAATAAAATTCACCATCTTTATAGACAGTACGATTGACAAGCTCATATAGTTCTTTGAGTTTCATTTCTATATGAAAGGTTTGGATATTATTAAACAGGGTTTCTTGTTCAGCCCGAGTTCTCGTACAAAATACAGAGTCAACTATAATTAAGTATTGTTTCCATTTATCACCATTAAAGATATTGGTTTCAATATCATCTACAGTTGGATATAGTGCTCTTTTTAAATTTATTTTGGTATCTCTACCTTCGAAGTCTTTTATAAATCTACCACCAAAAAGATTCTTCTTTAAGAAGTAAACTTGATCGTAGAATTTTTTAACTCTGACTTGATATTGTGGATTAACGTCATCGAATTTAACGTCATAAATAGTTGCTCTAACCGGAATTAAAAGATTAGGTTGCTGAGTAGTTGAAATAAGGGCATGGATTTGATCACCCTTTGAAAAGAGTTGATGCTTAATCATTATCTAAAAATCTAACATTATCAAATTTACTTAATACGCCAGTTTTAGGAAAGTCACATCTATTGACAACTAGTAAATCTAGTTCACATTCATTTTCTACCATTTCGTTTACAAACAATCTAAAATTAGATACTGTTTCTGCACTTAAGGTTTTAAACATATAAAGGATCTTGACTTCCGGTTGTCCATCAAGATCCATTAATGCTTTTTCAATTGCTTTTCTAATGTAAATAGAAATAATTATATTAGAAGGTTCGGCATTATCAGGATCACTTTTAACCAAGCGATTAAAAATGTCATAGTAAGACACGGTCAGATCATAATTACCACCTTTAGATAGTTTATCAAATTCTGTCCTAGTTTTACACCAAACACCTTCTATTTTTAAATTCATTATGATAGCATAGATTCCAACCTTTTAATTTCTTTTTGTAAAGATTGGATCTTATTTTTTATTTCGGTCTCTGAGCCTCGATATTGAGTACCCCAACCTATTGTAACCTGAACGTGATCTGGATCAAGTTCTGTTCCAACATCAATTCCTAAATCAAATATCAAATCCCTAAAGAATTTTATTTGATTAGAACGTTTCATCGGTCCTTCGAATTCGTAGACTTGTCTAGATTCGAATTCTTCACCACCACCATTTACATTGTCATCAACTAATGTTTTTATAACGCCATTATCTGCTGGCTCAATACCGATACTTAACATAGATTATCTTATTTTCTAGAAGCTAAACTAGCTTTAGCTTTATTCATTAATTCTCTAGCTTCTTTTTTATCTTCGCGATAAGTTGCCTTATTCTTAGCGAAGTGAATAGCTGAAGCCTCTTCTAACATTGTAATCTCTTCGGCATTATAACCAATCTCATACCATGTTTCTTTCATTTTTTCTAATTTATCCATGAAAGTCTCTTCCCATTGTTTTTCATTTCTTTCACGAAGAATGTCCTGAATTCTTTGACCCACTTTAAGATTTTCTGCACGATAATTTACCGCAACTGGGTTTAAAAAAGAAAGTTTACTAAGGTATTTCAATACACCTTGTTGTTTCAGTCTGTAACGACGTTCTCTACGATTCGGAATCTGTTGATTCTCCTGTACTTGAGTTTCCTCTACTTGTTGTGTTTGGTTTTCCATTATAATAATTGTTAATAAATGATTCTACTTGTTCTTTTAAGCTGTCTCTCTGATTATCTATCTGATCCTCTACAAGAGCAATAATTTGACTATTTAAGTCCTTTTTAGTAATGTCCATTTGATCCTTAAGCAAAGCATAGATTTCTTTAGAAGGAATATTAATCTTAATAGGCATATCAGCCTTATTCTTAGTACTCATTTTTCTAAGCATCTCACGCATCACGTTAACTTCTTCACTTTCAGGATCTCTCCGTGGTCTAACAGGTGTTGCATCAACCGGTTCAAGATCTCTACGAGGTCTAGTTGGTGTTGCATCTTCTATTGATTGATTTGTGAATGTTGTAATTCCACCAAAATCCTTAGCAATCATATTAGCTTGATCTTCTGAAGATGCAGGCAATAAGTACTCGTTAGTGATTTCGCTATTACATTGAGTTCCATCAGTAAATTTTAACCAAGCTGCATCATCTTGTACTTCAGCAACTTCTACAATTTGACCAATTCGCTCGGATTTAATCCAAACATAAAATTGGCGATTTCCAGTTTTTTGTTCTTTAGACATAAATTTATTTTTTAATCTCTGTAAAATTTTCATTTTGCGCAAATATTAATTTACTTTCATTATACGCTTTATCTGTAAAAGGTTTAAGAAACTTGTCAGATTCGACAGATCCCATAATTGCATCAGCTTTTTGTAGTCGTCTTAACCAATGTTTGCCGAACTCTTCTTCACCTAAATCTGCTAAATGACTTTTAAGTCTTTCGATATCCGGTAAAATTAATTTGTTAAATCCCATATGTTTATTATTTAATCGTTTTTATTCGTTCCATAAAACTTGGAGGGAAGAACCCTGGCTTATTTATCAAGCTTCTAAAGCAAGCATCCAGAACATAAGTTACTGCCCAATCGTCTTTACTTCTAACTGATCTTCCGACACCTTGCATTATACTAATTCCAGTTTTCCAATCATACCACTCATTTGATGTTTGCATTTTAGCTTTAATCAAAGGATCGCCTAATGACGGATATGGTACTTTAAAAAATATTTGAAATCTACTAGTATCATCTTTTAAATCTAGTCCCTCTAATAATGAAGGACCCATTAATACTGCATCTTCTTTTTTCTTAAACAGTTCAAGCACTTCTGCTTTTTGTTTAGAATTTTCATAGTTCATTAATCTAAAAGTGTGTTTACTTTTAGACTGAATATAGTTCATAAACTCATAAGATCCACAGTGAATAATACCACGCTGTCCTTTATGCTTGCTTATGATTTGATCCATTATCTCTACAACTTTAGGTAAACTTTCTTCACGCTCTCTAAATGAAAGCTTGTGACGATTAACAAAAACTACTGGAGATTTGTCATAGTTAAATGCATTGTCCATTCTAATAAACTTGGCATTCTTAATTCCCATGATTTTTACAAAAGCTCTAGGATCACCAATAGTGGCACTCATAAATACTTTGAAGTTTGCCTTTTCGTGAAGATACTTATTAATCATTAAGCTCTCTTCAACACACATGAATTTTGCTTCATGTTCGTTTTGATCGAGAACCATTTTATCTATACCAACTTCTTTGATTAGGCTTAAATAATCTTCTACTTTACAATGTACATCTTTAAGTCTATCGAAATGTCCAAATGCAGTTTGCCAATCTTTAGGTACACCTGCAGTTCCATATCTTTTCTTAGCCATTTTATTGGCAACTTGTCTAACTTTACCAAAACCATGTAGAATTCTTTCGAATTCACTCATCGCAGTAAACACATCGTTCTTGCCACCAACCATCATGTGATTGACTAATGATTGTATTTTGTTCTTAGTATAAGAAGCTTCTTGAAATCCTTGCTTGCTAGCAAAACGATTTAAAGTCATCATTCTCTCAACTAATCCAGGTTCAATACGTGGACTAAAGTGACTTTGAACTATGTCATCAATTCGGTGTGCTTCATCAAAGAAGACAAAATCTCTTTGCTCAAATGGAACTGGTCTATCGTCTTGCAACATTTTAGCCTCAACATAATTTCTTTGAATTAACCAAAATGAATAATTAAGAAGCGCAATAGGTTGATCGATAGCTCTGCGTCTATTTTGTAGGTATTCACATGAATTATAACATGGTAGTTTTTCAGCTTGTTCATAACCCATTCCTTTGAGTTTACAATCACCTAATGAAAATGGCAAACCATTAACAGAACATTCGTAATTGTCTACACCTTTAATAGAAGGCCATCTCAAACCATAATTATAGAAATCAGATTCATACTGATCCTGAAGACTCAGGTCACTAGTCACCATGTAACCTCTATTACCTAGTTCTTTTAGGATATGAGCTGACCACATAGCTATTAGTGACTTACCAGCACCAGTTGGTGCATCTATTACTAACGTGGATTCTGGATCCTCTAAATAAGTTTCACAAATCTTAGTGATAATTTCTCTTTGTCCTTTTCTGAATTCAAAGTCTTTTCCAAAAGTATTAAGCTCTAACGCTTTGTCAATAATTTGATCTATTCTGCGTTCCAACATATAACTTCTTTTACTTCAATATTAGCTTTATTTAATAATTCGACACCGCTCATATCGCGATAGTCTTCTGAGTAGTATACTCGTTTAATTCCTGCTTGGATAATTAGTTTTGCACAATCAAAACAAGGTGCAGTTGTAGTGTATAGATCTGCACCATTAGATGTCATTGTGGATTTTGCTAACTTGGTAATAGCATTTGATTCTGCATGCAAGACTTCTCTTTTTGTGATAGCATCTTTTTTAGTACAGCATCCATTTTCACATGTATATCCATATTCTTCTAACACCACTGCCATATCTGGATTTTCATAAAACTTAACATCGTCCTCTTCACATAGATTATCAAATCCATGTGGGGTTCCGTTATAACCATATGATACTATTTGTTCGTCTTTAACAATGATGCACCCAACTCTTCGTCGTTGTGCATAACTTAATTTGGCAGTTTGATATGCCATTTGCATATAAATGATTTCTACTGGTATTCTTGGCATAATAAATGTCTTTTAAATAAAAAAGGTCCATGCATTATACATAGACCCTTTAAAAAGTTTAATTCGATTGGATTTGAATTACCCGTGTTTCTTTACTATATTTGTTAATATATCTAAAGCAGGTTTAACATATTCTTCGTAGTTAGCATTTAAATCTTCGCTTTTATCTAAAGGATTTAATTCTTTCCACTCGTTATACTTAGCTATAAAATTTTCAGATGCATCAACAATTTTTTTAATGTCTGATTTTGCATAGTCTTTACCGTAATAACTATTAGGATCAACATCATTCATTGATGTCTCATCTGTGAATGGGTTTCTAATATCGGTTCCTTCGTGATCGAAAGAATATGCTTCAAATGTTTTTAAGTGTTTCATAATTACTGTGCTGACCAAGCTTCTTTAAGCTCTTCTATTTTTTTACAATAAGATTCCTTCATATCATTAAGACATGCTTCATACATTTCTTTTTCAAGAGCTTCATCATTAAGTTCAGCGTGTGCTTGCTCTAAAGTCTTAGCACTCATTGCTGCAATTAATGAAGCATTTTCTTTAAGATATGATTCTAAAGTATGGTCAGGATACTCATCTTTGTCATAATCACATGCTTCTTTAACAGCATCGCTAAAACATGATTCTAACATTTCTGCTACTGTTTTTACTTTTTGATCGTCTTCAGCTTTTTCACCGCCTTCAGCTTCTTCTTCATCTTCTTTAGCTTCTTCGTCTGGACTTTCTAATTTTTCATGCTCATCAGATTCTTCCTCATCTTCATCCTCGTCTTCATCTTCAGATTCTTCAGATTCTTCAGATTCTTCTTCCTCGTCGTCTTCATCTTCTTCGGAAGATTCACATATACATGGATCCTTTTCACAAGTTTCACAAAGTTCTTCGTTTTCTTCGGCAATATCATCGTTACTAGTAAAGTTTTTACTAGCAGCATACTCTTCGAATGATAGTATTTTTTTAGTCATAATAAGGTATTATTTTTTATTTATATATCCATGTAATTAATTACAAATTATTTTTCAAATTGTCTATGGCTCCTCTAAAAGAGTTTTTATTATCAGAAGTAGATTTATAATCCTGATTAATACAATTATACATTGTACCATATACGTTCAAATCATCAAAATGATAGTTGATCCAAACATCTATTGGACCAATAATAGGAAAATTATCTATTAATTTCTTAGCAGCTCTTTGATTAATAAAAACGCCTGAAAGCCACCATACACCGGATGTAATCTTAACTATGTCTTCGGTATATGGTTCACTTTTAAATCCATATATAGACGGTTGATATGAAACATAAAATATATCCCAATCATCTGGTAATTGCTTAAACATTCTTTCCATTAACCAAGAAAAACCAGGACTAAATAATGCATCGTCTTCCAATATAAGTGCATGTTGAATATCATTATCGACTATATCTTGTAAAATAGATGCATGTCCTAATGCTATATTACTTTCCGGTAGAGATGCAGTAACGCTAATTTTATTTAGATCATCTATGATAACATTTCCGCCTAGACCAATATTATATATTACTTCGGGAGTAGGTTCAATATCCCATGCATATTTTAATGAATAATTGGCATCGTGTATTTTAGGATCCCATTCAGTTTTATTAAAATGACCTTCCCACCAAGTAACTGAATCCAATAGATTTGATTCTTTAGTTTTGGTTTGTTTTAATCTTTCTGTTAATATATTTTTCTTATCTTCTCGATGTGGAAGATATAACACATATATTTTATCTATGTGTTGTTCTAGATCATATTGATAATCATACCAATATTGTGCAGGTTTTGTCTTGAGTTTTTCTAAAAAATCAGCTCTCCACACACGGCTTCGCTTAAAAAAATCAGTATCGTATAAATGCATTTAAGCTTTTTTAGGGTTATCTTTATTAGACTTTTCTTTTGGTTTAACTTCGACTTCAGGTTTAGGATTATCTTTCTCTGCATCCTTAAGCGCCTTTTCTTTTTTCTTTGCAGTTTTTAATTTAGCTTTTAAACCAATTTGCTGAATTTGAACTTCTGCCTTTTTAGCATCTACAGCAGATTGCTGCATTTGAGTTTTTAGTAATAAACCTTGTAGTTTATCAGTAGGCTCCTTTTCTTTATCTTTTGAAATATCAAGCATATCACCTTTAATATCTCTTACTTTTTTAGCAAGACCTTTTTGTTTTTTAGACAGGTCCTTAATTTTTTCTTTATCGGTTTTTGGTTTGCTTTTCTTACCCTTTTCTAATAAGAATTCTTCGAAAAGAGATTTGCTTTCTGTAATTGTTTTAGATTTTTCTAAAGCCCAATCAACACCTTCATCTCCACCCCAAATCAACCAAGAAACATATCCTTTGTCTAACCATGGAGTCTCTTTAAATTCAGGAGCAATAGTTGAATTTTTACGATGTCTATTGAATGATGCCATTCTTTTTACAGTATCACCTGATATATTTTCACCTTTAGCTAATTGATTAGCTCTTGCCCAACCAACTGCAGTTCCAGCTTCAACTTTATCTCTACCATATTTCTCTTTCCAGTCAATTGCCAACTGAGCATTCTTTTTAGCATCTTCAGGATAATCATTATAAGAGTCTTCTATATTATTTGATTCTTCGACAGGAATACAATTAGGTACTTCATTTCCATCCTCATCAGTTTTAGTACCATACATAGTATAACCTTTCCAACATGGATTGTCCATTTTCTTTTTAGCTTCATCTAGAAACTCTTCAAATAATAATACTTTCTTCATAATTTATTGTGGTAATCTTACCATTGTATTTCTGGTTTCACTCTTATCAGTATTCTTTACAAATCCATGATCTTTATAAAACTTTTCTAACCTAGAAGTTGAAGTAGCTCCAAAATCTTTAGATGGCGTTAAGTATATTTTTAAACCTTTAGAATCGGCATAATCATTAATTTGTTGCATGATTTCAGATCCAATACCTTCGCCTCTTTTATCTTTTGGAATAACGATCCTTGATAATTCTAAGAATTTACCATTGTCATATAAATCCAAATCTATACCATATTTATCTTCTAAATCTCGTAACACAAATGATTCATTCGCAATCTCAGTATTATCATGAAAACATTCATGACATATATATAAATCCTTACCACCCTTTTTAAGATCCCATGTCCACCCACAGTTATCACATTTAATTCTGTCTTCTATAAATTTCTCAAAAAGTTTTATATGTTTCATGATTATATCTTTTTTACAGTATACGTATAACCAGAATCCGAATTCTTTTGAAAGAGCTCCTTTAAATCTTCAGCTTCATGTAATTCTTCAAATTCTAAAACTTCTCCTAAGCTATCTAGAATAATTACTGGAACTTTTGTCCCATTTATTGAATTAATGTGTTTGATAATACAGTATTTGCCCATTAGACTAATTTACTTTAATTTTTATTTCTGTTTTAGTTCCATCAGGTTGACTAAAAACAGCATATGTCGGTACTAATTCATATTCTTGTCCACTCATAGATTCACAATACTTTTTACCGGTACCTTTCTTTAAATAAGCAACAGTCATATGTGCATGATAGTCTGGAAAATCACTGTTATATGGAAGTTCACACAACGCTTTGTTGCATGCATTTAAAGAATCGCCATTGACATCAAATTTAAGTACGTCATATTGATTCTCAAATAAAGAAGCATTATGTACTTTGCAAGTTCCAAATATTTGGGTATTTAAGATCTCAGTTACTTGCGACACTGTTACAGAACCTTCAAGTCCATATAATAAAGTGCAATGTGGCTCATCTTCAAGGCCAAATGTTCTATCACCCTCTTCTTCGTATAAGTCAGCTTCATCTATCGCTTCATGAATCTTGTTCATTGTTGGAAAGTTAAAGTATAGCATTACACAACCTGAAGAATAAGAGTCTCCTGATTTTTCATTCATAAATTCTTCGAATAATTTTACGTGTTTCATAGTTTAAAATTTAGGTATTCCACCGATTTGTTGTGCTCTTCGTCTCCAAAGATCTAATATCTCTTCTCGTTCGACACCATCAATAATACCACCTTGTTCTTGTGTATCTAAGTATCTATTGATTGCATCTATAATTGGTTCTCTTCTTTTCTTAGCTTCGAATCTAAGTCCATGTAAATTAGCATCAACTTCTTTCGGTAACATCATATAATGTGCTTTAGGTAATATTCCCAGATTAATAAGATGTCTAAGTTCAGAATCATCTTCATTTGGTTTTCCAGCTTTATAATTACCAACACCTGCACCATCTTGTGTAATATGTTCCATTTCATGTCGCATTACATCTGCTAAATGAAAATAAACCATAGACCATTCTCCGGGTAACCATTCAGGATTTATACCAAAGTATATATTAATAAAAGGAGTTTGATCATCGTCGTCGTCATCAATGTCTCTAGCATCGGCACCAGTACCTTCTAAGACTTCAAATCCCTTGAATCTTTTATCAATGTAAATTGTAGCGTCAAGATCAAATTCTAATTTATCTTCTATTTGATCCATGTAATTTATCTCAGACATACCGTTCTGGTATCCTTTAATCCATGCCTTGAATACAAGACTAGTTAAACTAGATGCTAAACCGTCCCACTTACTTCTACTCTCGCCCATGAAATCTTCAAATTTATAAATTGTTCTCATATTGTATATATCACATAAAAAAAGGGATGAATTTCTTCATCCCTTTGGTAGGTTTTCGATTAAATGGTGTGGCGTTTATTTTATATTATATAAATTCTAAATTATCTATCCACAATAAAGATAACCGTAGATTCCGGTTGCTTTACCTTCACCATCAAATGTACAGGTTTCCATACATTTACCTAAAGTGAATGAATTTATTGTTTGACGTTCTTCGTATTGAGGTACATCATTATCAAATCCGATTATAACATATTCAACCGGTTGTTTCATAGCATAACCTGGTACGTCTGATGAACATAATAGATCTCCTTTAACAACAGGTCCGTTTTGGTTACATACTTTCATACCTTGTAATCCGGCACCTGCATCGAATGAATCTCCTAATGAAGCAACTTTCCAGATACTTTTTTGATCTCTGTCTTCCGAAGGTATTTTATTTCCAAATGAATCTCGGTATTGATAATCTTTTTCTGAAGTATCTTTACCACTTATTATGAATTTATCTAATGGACTTTCTTTTATAGAAAAATCAACCTCTTGCCATAAAATACCAACGATTGTTTTGTCTTTTGCAGAAGATGCTTTAACTAATTCATTATTTTCATCTAACTTAACAAGGTCTCCAATTTCTAATACAGCATCATTTCTTTTAACGTACATGTGAGATAATGTTGCGCCAAAACCAGGATCTGGTGAAATTTCACCACTACCATCTCCACGTGGGTCTGAGTTAAATCGAGTTGCATAATCATCTGCAATTAAGTTAAAATCAGTTTTATAATTATTAAGATCACTTTTTGTTAATTCAAAATCACTTCTAAAACCACTAAATTTTACAGTTCCAATGTATGCATCATTTCTCATTTTAAGAACTCGACGTGGTGTACCTTCTTCTATAACATCGTCAACCTCAAAGAAGTCATTCATTGGACTTCCACCAACTGTTGCTCCTGAAGTAACATCGATGTCTCCTTTAAATGCTGCAGTACCATCTGGTGCAATATAGAAATTCTTAGCGTTTATTGCGCCTTGATCTAAGTTTATACCCATACCGGCGGTAGAATAAGTATTCCATGCTGTTGTATGATTTGCTGGGAAGTTACCATTCTTAATTATACCTGTAGTTATTTTACCACCATCAATAGTTGTTGTAGTAGTTAAATATTGTGAGGTATCTGGTGCTGGACCCTGTGGACCAACTGCACCTTGTACAGATTTAGCAAAACTTTGAGTTTTAGTAAAGGTGAAGTATGCTCCATTTGCTCTATATCCAGCAATAGTATATGTAATTGAAGCGGTATTAGCAGTCATATTGCTATGATTGTTAACAGTTGCAAATGTACCGCTATCTGTAATACTTCCTACTGTAATTGAACTACCTGCTCCTGATACTGCATAAGTACCTTCACTATCTCCCGATATAGTATAATTTAATTCTGTAGCTCCTTCAAATACTTTTATAGTAGTTCCTGAACCAGTGTATGTTACAGTTCCTGTATTTGTTGTTGGTAAAGTATGTGCTTCATTACTAAGAATTATGGTCATACCATCGGTACCATCAGCACCTGGTTCACCATTTACACCATCAACTCCATTATAACCATCAGCACCATCGGAACCATCTCTACCATTTGCTCCATTAGAACCATTTGAACCATTTGCGCCTGGTTTAATTCCAGCCATTGTTATTTGGTCACGTGCTTTAACAGTTCCGGTTGCAGCTCCTTCTCTAATTTGTACTTCTATTTTATCAGGCATGTTGGTAAAACTAGACTGTGGAGTGTAGGTATATGCATTTGATATTGTATTCTGTACTGATACGTCATTCTTAAAGAATTGATAATATACAGTTCCACTTGTATTCAAAGCAGTTGCTGTGATTACGGTATTGGAAGGAGATGGAGTTGTTCCAGAAGTATTATATGTAAATATTTGACTTGTGCAAGTTAGGTTTACTGCTCTTGCGTTTGCTCCAGCAGAACCATCTGCACCGTCTGCTCCGTTTACTCCGTCCGCACCATCAGCACCTTTAACCAAAGTCCATGTATAAAGAGCTGGATTTGTTGAGTCAGCTTGATTAAAATCAGTATATGTTCCTAAATATTCTCGGCCTATTGGATCGCTTAAGTGAAAAGCAACTGTACCCGTTGAATTGTTAGCGTAGGCAATATGTAAATATGAAGTTAATCCATCAGTACCATTTTGACCCGCTATACCATTTTCTCCATTCTCACCATCAGCACCTTTAACTAATTGCCATTTCCATAGATTACTACCAGATGCTGCATCTGCGGCAGTTGTATCAACATAAGTACCGATATAAAGTTTACCAGCAGCAGATTGACTAAATCCTCCACCTGAAGCATTATCAGCATAGGCAACGTGGAAATATGTAGAAACTCCATCAGCACCAGGTGCTCCAGGAAGACCATCCGATCCATTTAAACCATCAGCACCATCAGCACCTTTAATTAAAGTCCATGTATAAAGAGCTGGATTTGTTGAGTCAGCTTCAGTAAAATCAGTGTATGTTCCTAAGTAAGTTTTATCTAGTGATTGACTTAAGTGAAAACCAGTTGTACCTGTTGCGTTTGTAGCATAGGCAATATGTAAATATGAAGTTAATCCATCAGCACCATTAACACCGGCGATACCGTTTTCTCCATTAAGACCATCTTCTCCTTTAACTAGTTGCCATTTCCATAGATTACTAGCAGATGATGCGTCATCTGCAGTTGTATCAACATAAGTACCAATATAGAGTTTGCCGGCTGGTAATTGACTGAATCCTCCGCCTGAAGCAGTATCAGCATATGCAACATGGAAATATGTAGAAACTCCATCGGCACCAGGTGCTCCAGGGAGACCATTTGATCCATTTAAACCATTTGTACCATCAGCACCATCTCTACCATTAGTACCATTAATACCATTAGTACCGGCAGGACCAGCAGGACCAGTAGTGCCTGAAGAAAAACTAACAGCTCCATTAAATGCAACTTGTCCGTTTACTATAGAGAATGGAGTTAATAATTCTCCATTTG